ATAGTCCCAATAAAGTCAACACCTAAATGAGAACCATAAACCATAGTACCTTTGCTATACTTCATATAATTTATTTAAAATACAAAAATAATGTTTTATTATTAATAAGTCAAGAGTTTTTGAGAATATTTTTTATCTCATCATTTGTAGTCCATATCATACTATACGATGGCGCTCCTTTTAATGTAGGTATTTCTCTTACCTCCCCGGAATACTTAGATCTTGGTAACAAATCGAGCGATGCTTCCATATATTTCATAATGCAATTACTATTAAGTATTGATTTTTTATTTAAAGAGATTGATTCTTTTAATCTCGCCCTGTAGGCGGGGCGGGAGACAATTGTCTTCACCACCCCTACCTCAAGGGAATCAATAACCAAATCAACTAACCTATGCAAATCACTTTCTATCATTATTATTTATTTACATCAACTACTTGAGATACTTTTCTTTTTCTTCCTCTCTTCTTTAAGACTTTTGCCGGCAACTCTGATTTCTCCTGCTGAGGCTTGTAATCACTATGCTTCTTCGCTAATTCAAGTGCCGTGTAATACACAGATAAAGGGAAGATAGTTGTGATAAGTGCATAGAAAAAGAATCTAAAAGATAAGTCGTGTTGTATATAAGACATACCTATATTGATGAATATAGCAAACCATAGATACATAACTGCCAACTTATGGTTGCCTCTGATGGAGAATATAACAATGTACAACTCAACACAGATTGCAAGTAACGCACTATGTAACCATGCCCAAAACCCATCGCCAATGAATGTTAGGTTGGCTATTACCATTGCGGTATGCACTGCCTGTAATAAAGAAGTCGCAGTAAGTATCGTGATGATCATATTGCGTGACTTAAAAAACTTTTCTAAGTCTGTTTGATTGTTGCTTATTAGGCTCATCTTTTTTTGATTTTGTTTTAAAGTTAAAATAATATTCTTTATATCATCCTTGTGAAACCAGTCGTTGTACTTGTCTTTCATTAAGGTCTTACTCCTATCTGATTCTCTATCGAGCCACAAAGATAATGCATCTAAATCATTAGCCATATTAAATTAAAAAACTTGTGAGTTTATTTTATTTAGTTGGTCTTTTGTAAATAGGTATTCGTTGCCTGGTTCTAAGTTTATATATGCTGAGGTCTTCACCTTGTCTACATATATCCTCCCGATAAGCAACCCTTCAAGTTGTTCTAATACTATCTCTTGCATAAAATAATTGTAATTGTTTGTTTAAAAAATTTCTAAGTCTCTGTTCTTCTTCCATGTCAGACTTTGTATAAAAGTATTCCCTCTTCCTTGATGCTGAATCTTTTAATACTATCTCTAACATATCTTTTAAGTTTGTTAACTTCCTTCCTTGGCTTGATGTAAGATACCATTTACCATCATCCTCGTAACATCTTATTGGCGGCTTCTTCATATTTGAATTATCGAACAAGAAGTTTAATTTAGTAACTGCTTCTTTCTTTGACTCATATGGTTTCTTATCTTCTCTCATTTTAATTTAATTTTTAATTAATCATAATTTCTAATTTTGTTTGGCTCAATTATTTTCCACGCATTCAATATCCTATCCACACGATTGACATTTAAAACTGCTCTGCCAGCGTGTTTTAAATACAAAGATACGACAGATACATGGACACCCGAATACAAAGAAAGCAAACTAATCTCCTTGTGTTGTATAACTTTCCTTATTCTTTTTAGTTGTTCTACTTTATTCATTATAATCTTTTACAGATATAACAAAATTCTTTATAGTATCGTATGTTCCGACAGGCACTTGTGTTGAATGCTCGTCTATGATATACCCAAACTCATCTGATATAGTTACGTGTGACATATCACCAAGCCAAGAGTCTGATACTTTAGAATAGTTTACTTGGTAATTGCTATCATTATAACAAACAATCATATTGTATGAAGTTGTCTTTGTGCAAGACTCGATGAATGGTGCAGACACACCTGCCGAATTACCATCCCATTCCAAATACTCTATAACCCCTTTATCAAAGGCTTCGTCAATATCTTGATAGCCATTAACTAAACACCAAAACGTTGCATCTTCAGAGTACTTAAAGAAGTATTCTTCATCATTTAGTTTGGCATAGTAGCCAGAGTTCATACCTTCTCCGGTAGCGGAGCAAACCTTAGCATAATTGATTCTCATCATTGTTGTATTATTTGGTCAGAAAAATAAATGTCAATACTAATACCATCATAGTTTGTATAGTTGCCTGCATCCACATACTCAGACAAATCTTCTTCTGAGATGTCCCCTTCTTCTTCACGTATTAAATCCATGAACATCTGTTCTGCATCTACAATTACATCAGATGATTTTTCCTCGTCAGTAATTATGTAGGAGTATGATTCACTAATCATACCCCTATCAGTTTTTAAAACGTTGATTATTCTCATATCTATTTTAATTTATCATCTAAGAAATCTTCCAATAAATCAAAGAACTCTCCGTCTTCTAAAGGAAGATCTCTTGTAGCGAGAAAATGTTCAAACTCAAATGTCAAGTCTTCGGCTAATTCGTAGAGACCACCTATACCTTGCATGGTATCAATCGTAATTATTTTATCAGAGGTCTCAGCGTTGCTCATAATATAAGACGCTATTTCAAAATGTGTTTCTAATAAATTAGACAGACCTCTTGGTGTTTGAATGTGTTGTGTTATTTGCTGCATTGTATTTATTTTAATTAATAAGATACTATTATTTCATCTGAGTCTAAGTACATTTCATATGGAGCATTGGCGTATGCCTTATCAATCATATCTTGTATGTCTTTGTCAGCGTCTATGTAAGGTACAATATCATTGTCGTTAAGGTTATTAGGTACTTCTACGATAAGTTCTATCTCCTTAAAGAACTTTACTATACCTGTCAATTTGATTTGTCTTGTTTCCATTTTAATTTAATTTTCTTTTGTGTATAAAACATAAGATACAAATACCCCAGACAATGATAAGTCATTGTTTAAGTCATCCATAAAGTCAGATATCCTTTCGACTGATATATAATCCTCATTGATATCGCTAAACTCTCTTTGAATCATATCCTTAACATACCATTGACCAGACCCTTCGTAGTCGGGCGGTGATGTGAAGACACTATTCTCCAACTTTTCGCATACCTTACGTGCGTTATGGTAGAATACCCTTATTAATACTATAAATATTTCGTGTTTCATTTTAATTTGTTTTACCAAGATGCTAAATAAGTATAGCCAACCCATACATCATCGTCTTCGTCAATGTCATCAATCTCATTCTGCAATATATCTATTGTGAACTCTACATCTTTAATATAAAATTCATCAACCTCTTGACCGCCAAAAAAGAAACCAGCGACAGGTGGCATCAACTCCTCAGCACACGCATAGTTTGCGTCACGTATCGCGATAAGCATATCAAGTATGTTTGTCAAGTCTTCCTTTGTAAGTCGTACCTCTTGGCAATTGTCTACTTGATTTGCAAAGTTCTCAATTATATATCCGTGTAGTGCGTTGAACTTTCTCCAATAGGCTACCTCTTCTTTGATGTAGGCTACTCTTTCTGGTTTAATCTTTGTGGCATGACCACCTCTTTTTACATCAACATCAAATCTCTCTTCTTTAGAAGAGAACGACCAATTCTTTACGTAAGTTTGTTTGTATAAATACATATCAAGTCCCATAATTATTTATTTAATAAGTTAATATAATTGTTTGCCTCCTCTTGAGACCTAAACTGACCTATGCTTTCAACTATCTTCTCGTTGTAAACCTCGACCAACTCGTACCAAAAGTGATTGTACCTTGAATGAATAATTCTGTACTCTCCTTGTTTGTTTGTCTTTACTGCTTCCATATCATACAAATAATTGTTCACAATATTCATCGAACTCTTGTTCGGTACAGCAGGACAGGTACTCTTTCTCTTCGGTTGCTTCAGAACTTGTATTCCAATTTGTTATCTCCAAATCAGTAAGCCTTATAACGGCTGTGTAGTTATTCCAAATCTCTTGGAAGAATTGAAACTTGTTTGTCTCTCTAATTAAGTGTGTCATAATAAATATTTAATCGTTAAAGAATTCGCTCTCATTTATGAGCCACAAAGATAATATAACTAAAGCAATTAACAAAATAATCATTGGAATATTTTTAGTTTCAAGGAATAAGTAACTCATCAATGTGACCAACCACGTTACATTCTAAATCAAATACTGCATTCATAACAGATGAATCTGTGTACCATCGCTTAACGAACCTAACTAAGTCACTATGGGATACCCTCTCTTGGGTAGTGAATGAAGCAAAGTCATCTGCTAACTTTTCATTGTCTCTATCTAAAAAGTGTTTCAATACATCGGATGAGAAGTAATAAGTCTCTGAAAATATTTTATGTGCCATGTTAAATTATTTTATTAGTTAAAAAATATTGTGCGTTATTGTTTGAGTGTATAACTCTGTACTCGCCTTGCTTGTTTTTTTTCATATCCATTGTATTTAACTAAACATATACTCACCGAAAAGAATGTACTGCAACAGAACGTCGCAGTCCTCAGCATCAGACTCTTCATGATACACCCTATCGAATGCTAATTGGAATGCATCGCTTGGTTCTTCTTCTAAGAATTTCCACAAGGCTTTCTCTACTACATCTAAGGTAAGGGGGGTTATTTGCACATCGAAACCTTCTTTGAGTACAAACTTTATATCGCCACCTGCAATAATCATCTCAGCATATATACACTCAAGCGTTTGGTCTAATTTTTGTTTCGCCAATCGAGACCTTGCTTCTCTATACTTCTCCTTGTCCCAATCAATATAGAATCCATACGCACTAAAGTAATAGATGCCATCTGAAAGAATGGTGGAAATAAAATCTCTATAAGAGATCGTAACTTCCTTACAGATACGGAACGTTCCGTTGTGTGTGTTTGTCATTGTGTTTGTTTTTAATTAGGTTAACCAAATATAATATCTCCATAAAGAATACATTGCAGTATTACATCACACGTCTCAGCATCGTCCTCCTCTGCTAAGAGAGTGTCTACTGCATTGGTAAAAGTGGGGTTGACCCCATACAAGTTCTTTAAACCATCTTCAACAGATTGTAGCGTTAGGTCTGCGTTCATCTCACCATCACCCTCTATGTCATCAAAATGTAACGTATAACCATCAATAATCATTTGAGTTAATACATCCTCCCATGCTGGGTCTGAAAGTGTAGAACTTTCTTTTGTAAGTTCATAACCCTTTCGGCTATAGTTTAACTGAATGCCGTATCCGGAAAAGTAATACATACCATTACATAGTAAGTTGCAGATAAATTCTCTGATGTGAGGGGTCTTATCTATTTGAAGTGTGTTTGTCATTGTGTTTTATTTATTTGATTAATTAATTACTTAATGAATTCTCTATAAAATTTCGTAAACCTCTGCACGAATCTATCGTTAGCAAACAAATCAGATAACGTTGGTGCAACGATATTGCAATAATTTCTTTCCTCCTGCACTACTCTGTAAGTTCCGTCTAATACGACGTATGTCTCCCCATTATCAGCAGTGTACCTTTTGCCGTGAGCATAGTACTTTATTACTAAAAATGAAGTGTCAGACTTGCCCTTTATTATTATTTTTCCAAGAATGTTGTCTCTTTCGTAATCCGGAAGACCTTTCCATTCGTCATCTAACCATATGCTTAATTCGATTTGCATTGTTGGCGGCATATCTTGCTTGAGCAAATTCGGCATCTAAAACTGAGATATCGAAAAAGTTGAAAGACTTGTTTGCAAAGTTTCTTTGCTCGTTGAAAGACAAGAACTCTTGTGTAATTGAGTTAATAATTTCTTGTTGATTCTGTGTTAACATTTTAATTATATTTAATTGTTTAATAAAATTAATTTTAAGGTACTTGCGGTGCGTTCTGTTGGACTTTCTCCTATCAAGTGGTACTTGGTATCATATAATAAAAGAAAGTCCATTAGAATCGATTTAAAAAGCCATCTCTCTTTTTGCTTTTTTATCTGCAAGATAAAGTTCTTTATGTGCTTTAGACCAATAGGCGTGACCCTCAATGGTATCACCCCATATGAAAGCCTCTTCCAATGTCTTCTGATAAATAGATAACTCAGTTAATCCTGGGCGTTGTTCCAAAGCGTTGGCTATTGCTCTGTGTCTGAGTACGAGTGGGAGTTTTGCAATTGTCATTTTGAAAAAGATTGTAGCAGTTACCTCCGAGGTAACTGCCGTGTTATAAAATTAGTTTAGTTGTGCAAGTGCTGCGCTGAATGTGTTCTGTACCAATGTATTCACTGAAGAGTAAAGAAGTTTCTCCTCATTCTTATTCGACTTGTCATGTGTAGCGTACCTTGTGAACCCATTCACAACAGAGAACAAGTTGTCGCCGGTATTACTCATCTCGATAGCCACACTTCTGTTGATTGCATCAAGCATTGTCCGTGACTGCGCACTCATGGTCTTGTAATCCTTTGCTGAAAGACCTGTTACTTTCTTAATGAAAGAATCAAGTTCATTACTATCGATCCTCAATGATGCCATGCGCCCGAAGTCTATAAGGAACTCATTGTTCTTTTCTATGGTGTTGGCAATGTACCCACACAGATTATAAATCTTCATGTGGTTATTAGTGGTGTTCTTGAATGACATAACTTGTGAGTGGGGCGAAGATGCACCATTACTGCACCAAAGTCTGTACATATACTCTGTAATGGATGTCTTGGTAAGTCCGTCAAATCCAGTTCTGAATTCAAGTCTACGCTTTATCACATCTCCAACCATAGGTGAACCTTTTATCTCGGTAGTTGGTAGTGCCAATGTGAATGCCACCTTCTTGCCACCATGGTATTCTTTAAAGTCCAAAGTTGAAAGATCGATATTCACATCACAACTCATAACAGACTGCACAATACTCTCAAGCATTATCTCAAGATTCATTGGTGAATATCTGCTGCCGACTACGCCAAGAGCAGCACCGCCTGAGTTCTTATACACACCGAATGCATCAGGGCTATCGAACATCTCGTTGCCAGTGTGTAGTTGGATAAGTTTAGGTTCAAACAACTTCTCTCTTACTGCTTCGATGTTGTCGAACTCTCTTTCGATTTGATTTAAAATGTTACTCATTTGTTTGATGTTTTAGATTTAAGAATAATTGCTACAATAATTAAGATTAAAAGATAGATGTTCATGGCGTGTCTTGTATTACGATTGCGTTTGATTTAATCATGCCCCACACTTTAGATACTGCTGAGTTCCAATTGGTTCTCAGTTTAGATGCAAGTTCTCTTACCTTGCCGAGATAGTTACGAAACCAAATGATTACCTTCCACGCCCAAAGCAGATGGAAGATAGACACCATGTCGTTTCCAAACTTATCCTTCTTTCCGTACAATGATATGGTTTCCTTTGCGTAATGCACATCCACCATGCTATAAAAGTTTTTCATGCTAATTGATTTTTAAATTATTGATTATCAGTTCATTCTAAAATTGAGCAGTATAAATAAACTCAGGGTGTTTATATATAGTATAATATGTATGCTATACAACATAGTGTATATAATAAAGCAATAGTAATAAAAGCACCCATCTGAATTAAAGATTTGTTTTCCATGTTGATTATATTTAATGATTAATAAATTAAAATTGCGCTAAGAACTGCTGCTTTGCAGGGATACGTACTCTTTTCTTTTGCGTTTTCCTACCCTTACACGCATTGAAAACCATTGTGCTGCTATCCCATACTCCATTCAACTCACGTTGTTTCTGTTTAACCAATAGGTTGAATGGTTTCCAATCACTCTCCCATGGTTGTGGGTAGTACCCTAATTCGTAGACTGCCATCTCTTCTGCTAATGAAAGTTTCATATCTTGTTTTAGTTTGCGGCAGTTACCTCCGAGGTAACTACCCTTGTTATAAAATGATATACAAATATAAGTGAATTAATTTAATTAAAAAAGTTCCTATTGATTTATTTTGTAGCCTGCCGGAATAATTTCAGACTACCTATTCCAATTGATTTCACCACACTTAATACAGACTATGTTATCTTCCTTTACCATTCTGTACCCAGACTTGCACCACAATGTAATGAGACCTTTTGATTCGGGGTTAAACTTCAACCCACCGCCCTTCACATCTTTCCTTACCCCAGTTCTGAACACTCGTGTGACCTGCTCTCCTTTCGCACCACTCTTTGAGTCAGTGCTTCTTTCAAATGTCACCGATACAAACCTTCCGTTTGTCTGTTTGATTACTTCTCTTGCTTTCATATGTTTAAAATTTGGTGGTTTATCTGCCATCTGCTGCACTTTATTGGCGCAGATGGACAGACACCCCACAGGTTAAATAATAATTCGTTACAACGTATCTAATGAGGTCATTACAAATCGACCACAAATCCAGACTTGTCTTGCTTCGCCTTACCCTTGGCAACCAAGCCTATAATGACACCCGATTCGTCCAAGAATCTTGTATCTGATTCGTCACCATCGATTACTTTGTAACCCCAAAAGGTTTCCGGCAATCTGTTTCTGAACACTACCGCCACGTTGACCCCATTGGATAACATCTCTTTACAGATGTCATCGTTGTCTTCGCTCCGACTGAACGTGACATGGTAGTTAGGTACGTTCTTCGATGACCTTGCGAAGTTAGGATTCTTTGTGTAGTCATACCACACTATAGATGGGAACTTCCCATTCATCTTCTTTATGTACGGCATCCAGTTCAGATCGGACGTACCATTCAATCTGATGGCAAGTTTCTGATGCTTTCTTGAATGCTTTTCTATCTCAGATGTGAGGTTCACCATGAACCCTACCCTATCCTTCACATAGTGTAGTGTTCGGTTGACCCTTGTCTGCTGAACGTTTGTAAACTTACCACGACCTGCCGTGTTAAGACACGCAGCCTTGCATCCTGCCGATGCATTAGGGCATACGTTGTACCCGCTTTCGTCAGCGGGTGCAAGGTACATGATGAAGTTTTCGTAGTCAGAATACTTGTCTGACTTGTCTATCTTTGCTGACTTGCCTAATAAATATCCGTATTTCATGGCAAATATTATTTTGTAGGGTAAGCAAATGCGGTTCTTTCATTCTTCCAAAAGACTACAATGCCGTCTTGTTGTTCGACCCTCTGTACAATCTTTTGTGTTGCTCCATCAACCCAAACGTTGCTACCTTCTATTCGGTAAAACTCTTGGATAGATGTTTGTGATACACGGAATGCAACTACATCTGCACACACTTGAGTGTAGATGCATTCTTTCTTTGTTACTTTGCCGTCCTTCGATTCACTCTGCTTGAATGAATGTCTTTGAATGGTATTGCAGTCTGACTGCGCTGACAATGTGGTTACCGCGAATAAGAATGCGGTGATAAGAATGTTTCTCATAAGATAATATTTGATAAGGTTTAAAAATTGTTTTGAGTAGTTACCTCCGAGGTAACTGCGACATCTCTTTCTGATGTTGCCGTTAACACTACAAAGATAAGCAATATTTTTTTAACTAAAAAATTCTTGGCTAATTATTTTCGGTTCTGATGGGAATAATTTTAGATACCATTTCTGTAGCAGAAATTGTCGTAGTACGCATCCTCTTCCGCACTGATATACGATCTGGTATCTGATGCTTCTTTTTCTTCTCTATATTTTTTGGATGCCGAGCAGTATGCCTTCTTAGTATGGAAGCAATACCAAATGTCGTGACCTTTCATGATGAATGTGTCTGTCTCTGCGCACAGAGAACCTATCTTTGACTTCATAAATTTACCACTCATGGTTTATTGTTTTTTAGGTTAGATAAAAAAGGCAGTTACCTCCGAGGTAACTGCCCTATAAGAATTTAGATTGCAAACATGAACACCCCAGGACTTACCTCGATTCTTTCCACTCTCATTCTTTTATTCTGTGCAACGACATCTAATGTGGCGTTGTACATTAGGGCTGCGTGTACTTCATCATCTGGGTATCTTCTCCCGATGAAGTACTTCAGACTATTCATAGCCCTCTCCTGCTCCTGCTCAGTCTTTGCATTCTCCAACCTGCCTTTCCAATACATAATCTTTTGCAGGTAACCGTCTTTTTGTCTCATACTAAAATAAATTTGAGGTTAAAAAATAAATTACAATTCTACGTCCTTATCAAACGGACGCTTGGTCTCTCTCCAAATGTAGGGTAAGTAGCATATACCCGCCACCCAAGAAACGATTTTTAAAACTAATACTACAGACATATCCATCGGTTTTGTGTAGTTACCTCCGAGGTAACTACGTTGTGAAAAAATAGTTGCCGTAGTTGGACTCGAACCAACACCCCACACCATACCATGTGTGTGGGTAACCTATATGCTACGGCAAATTCTGTTATACGGAGGCGAGAGATAGAGCATCCTCCACAGCATCCTCATAGGTGTCAAATACACCTAATACAGACACTACATTAGTGCCTTTTATAAGAAGAACACTATGCTTGTCACCTTCACCTGTCCACTGAACACATAAGAACTCATGCGCCTTCACGGCAGCACTTAATTCTTCAGCAGAAGTGATGCCTGTAAATTCCTCAATGGTCTTAGTCCAAAACTGAAGACCGCTCCACAAATCAGAGGGTTCTGCACCCTCTACATATTGCAGAAGAGGGTAGAATCCTTCACACCCATTGTTCTCAAGAAAGGATACTAAACCACAATGGTGGACATGAGATGTCATCTCAGACACTTTACCATTTACTAAATACTTTGCCATAATAAATAAAATTTGTGCAATGCCTTTATTGTTTACAGACATTGCGGGTTAATTAATAGTTGCCACAATGGGACTCGAACCCATACCACAAGCCATACCATGTGCGTGTGTATCCAATATGCTGTGGCAATACCATTGAGTAGTTACCTCAGAAGTAACTACTCAGAACAGATTTAATGCCCGAGTAGTTACCTCCGAGGTAACTGGGTTAGTCAAGAACGTAGTGGATTGTACCGCTGTCGGTTGTATCGACAGCATTCATCTTAACTACAATCATAGAGTCCCCACTTACATCCGGGACTCTGACTAATACCTTTCCATTCACGACCTCCACTTCCGTGTAGGTCATTATAGATTTTGCATTCCATTCAAAAAATTCATTTGAATGTGCTGCGGAAATTGAGTCAAGGAAAGCAGACATTGCATCCATTGACTTAAAAGTTGAATCGATCCGACCTGTTTCTGTGCCAAGGGTAAGACCTTTGACATAGTAAATGTCAGACGTACCATAGACCGAAAGGTCATACGGCTTTGCAGCATACCAACCCACAAGGATTCCAAATGCTGCGCTGAATAAAGATTTAGACATAAAAAATAAATTTAGAAACCAAGCGCAGAATCGAACTGCCGTAGTTACCTCCGAGGTAACTGCCAAACCATTCAAGGTTACCGACATCTCTCAATGCCGTTTGCACTACAAAGATAATGCAAATAGTTTAATTAAAAAAGTTCCTACCCAACTATTTTCAGAAGGATAGAAACTTTTCCCCTCAGAATCAGAACCCTTTCTTTCCTGCTCTCGCAGGTACTGGGGCAAGTAATCTCTCCCTTGTCAGTGGGGAGTGACCAACGGGAAGCCATGTGTTGACAGTATTAATATACTTGTCAACAATCTCATCACCTCCATAGTGGAGGGATGAATTGTAGTTACCCTTTCTGTAATCAGAGACTAATTCAATAGCCCTCTTACCTCTGTAAAGGGCGGATGTCTGTACACCATCATTGTACCATGATGTGTACGCAAATTTAATATTACTCATTTTAAATATGGTTTGCGGTAGTTACCTCGGAGGTAACTACCATGGTTAAAAAATCATTTTTTTGTAGTTACCTCCGAGGTAACTGCCAAGAGACATTTTCGTTCCTAAGTAGTTACCTCCGAGGTAACTACTTTTTTGTTTGGTGTAGTTACCTCCGAGGTAACTGGCGAAAATGGCGGGTAAAAAACTGAATAAAGACATTGGTTGCCATCATCAGCACTACATACCCCTATGTAGCGGACACAATACACCATAGTACCATGTTTCGGCTTCATGTATGCAGTTACCTCCAAGGTAACTACAAAAATGCATCGATTGCGATGCAATCAAAAACCCATTTACCCCTACCTACACAAAGCAGATAGGGGTAAAGGGAGGGAGTGGTGCTTATTCAGCACCCTCCAATGAATCCCAACGCTGACGGGCAGCATTGACGATTGTTTCCAAATCGGAAATATCCGCCTGCCCAATAAAGGCAAGCACCGCCTCCAAGGATGTGACATTTGTAGTTACCGCCGAGGTAACTGCCTCGTCAGTACCCTCACCCTCAGACTCAGAGGCAGCCTTGCGACCGCCCGATTTCGTGTTTCCGGTCGCCTCATTCACCGCGCTCGCAAGCGCGTTAAGAGACCAAATGCCCTCCTCCATGTAGAGGGTTCTCGCCACATCGGGGTGCTTGCCGATTGTGGCATAAATGGTACATTGCTTGTACCCAAAGGCCCGAGGGCCAAATTTCTTGTCGCCCATCCAAGATTTGAATGAGGTGTAGTTGCCGAGATTGGCAAGGTTGCTCTCCACTACCGCGCGGAGGGCAAGTACTGCCTTTCCTACCGCGATGTATCCGTCCACAATGGACGTGTGTTCGCGGTGGCAAGCAGCGGTTAATTCTCTTTCCGCGTCCGACACCATGGACGCGAGGGTGGCTTGTTCTGTTGTGGTCAACCAAATGCCCTTAACGTCTTCGATTACGACTTCAGGGACGATTACTGCGGTGGATACTGATTTCTTTGACATGACTAAAAAATTGATAGGTTACTGCCTTTGGTGGTGTTTCTCGTGTCCCTACTTTCAAAAGCATACGCAAATTTACATACTTATTCCGATATACCAAACTTTTTACCTAAAAAAATTCACTTTTTTTGAAATTTTTTTTTGGACCACTCAGTTACCTCCGAGGTAACTACACATATATAAAAAAACACAATATAACAAAGGGGTATCATATAATGATTATACATATATGTGTGTGATGTTGTGAGAGACAACCTATAGTGCTATGTGACCATGATGTGTATCATATTATGTATATTCATATATGTTTGATGTGTATGGTATGGTATGGTATGGTATATACTTTATGGTTTCATATGTGTATACTATATGCCATGAAACCAAAAACCAAAAACTCCATGTAGGGGGTAGGTTGAAAACGCGCACGTGGGGGTGGGGGGCACTAGGCTTGGGACCCCACCTCATATATGTATATGTCCAGAAATGTTGTGACTCTTATATATGTATATGTCCGAAATTGGGTAGTCGGTATTGTGTCTGTCTTATAGTCAAAGGCTTTATATGTAGCGAGGGTGGGGCGGGGGTATTTTTTATAGTGTAGTTTCTATGGTTATTTTGGTATAGGGGGTTATAGAATAAAAAAAAAGCCCCAATATACGTTTTATTGTATACCGGGGCTTTTGTTAGTGTTTCCTTTTATTTGTTTATGTTACCTTTTGTAGGTATGTCTTTACTATATAGAATATGGTAGTTAGTAGTATTGTGGTTAGTACCAGGTTTCTTTTATTGATTTTTAACCCGCCGCAGCAGGACTGCTCAACGTACTTGTCTAATACATAGACAGAGAAAAAGACAAATATTACTATAAATAATGTACTCATTGTTCATTTATTTTTTCCTTTTTATTCTGTTCTTTAGGGAGAGTATAAGGAGGTTCAAAGAAAGCGTCGTACTCCGTAAAGGTATATTCAGTATACATACGTAAGAACCTAATCGTTTGTACCCTTTTCTTTTTTATGAACCTCTTTATAAAATTAAACATAAACTATCTTATTTATTGTACTCAAAGTCTAATATCTTTCCTACTACATCTGACCTGTGGTTCTCGTGTAGTTTTACCCATTTTATTTCCGGGATTCTTTTAGATAACTCAATGGCATAGGATAAACCGTTGTACTCATCCTTGATATCCTTCTGCTCGTTGTCACCTATGATGATAATACGACCACCCTTACCAAGCCTCGTTAACAAACCAAGCATTTGGTGCTTACTCGTGTTTTGTGATTCATCACATACAAGTATCTTACCTTGTTTAATTGTTTTACCACGGGCAAACTGTATTGCGAAACCCTCAAACCTTCCCTCTTCCATTGTCTTATCAATCTTTGTTCGGTCATAACATTGGTACAGGTTGTCCTTAAAAGGATCCAAGTAGGGGTCTAGTTTTTGGTCTAAGGTTCCTGGAAGGAAACCAAGGCTGTCGCCCATCTGTTGTGTCGGTCTTGTTACGTAGACTTTGTCAACATCCTGCTTAAAGATTAAGTCTAAAGCTGTTTGAGCGGCAGTTAAGGTTTTACCACAACCCGCACGTCCTGTTATGATTACTATTTCATTATCCATTATAAGCCTCTTAGCCTCCTTCTGCTCATCGTTTAGGTTGACTAAGTACTTAATGTCGTTTTTTCTTTCTCTAGCACACATTAGTTAATCAATTTATATTTTTTAATTACTTCTTCATCCGAAAAAAATTGCCTTTTTATTTTATTTAACTCGTCATACCATACGTAAACATCTTCTCCTTTTTTAATTTTAGCTATATCTGCTTTGGATAAACCAATTTGCATATATTGGGCGTATATATCTTCGTTCATAACTTCTAGTAATTCTTTAGCCTTAGAACCAAACACACCTTGCCTAATTGTTCCTACAGTAATGTCCGGAGCATGGAACATAAACCCTCTAAAATACTTTTGCAAAAATATCGGACCCTCATAATCACAAAGTAGTAATGTACCGGCACTAGCAACAAAATCATAAAGAGTTAATTTTAATGTATCTGTTTTACTTCTGTAATTAAGAAAATCAATTAATATATTCATTTCATTAATTACACCCCCGTCAGTAGAGAAATATAAATTAACAAATGGGTAGCTATTTATTTCATCAATTACACTAGCTACGTTTTCTGTGTTAATTGAACTATTAAAAATAACTGTGTGATCAAAGGTCATTTTTTAAATCTTTTGAGTTTCTAAAAACAATTGAATATCTTTTTTGGGATGCCGTTAAAGAGTGCTCCCAGTCGTACCTTAATTCGTCACTGAATTTGCATAAAGAATATCTTGGTAAATAAAAGACTTTTGTAATTAATTTATCACCTTCTCTTTTTCTGAATTTTATTTCAGCCGGACTTAATAAACTAATTATAATTATTTCTTTTAAATCTAACGGATGATCTACGTGCCAATTTATTGTTTGATTAGGATAGTATTCATTTATTGTTATTGAGTCATAAACAAATGTATCTTTGAACCTATCGAATATATCTGGAATTGTACTTGAAATAATATTATCATTATACGGTCTGTTATGCCCATACCTGAGTATTTGATTTCTTCCTTTTCCATTTGCTAATCTATTTGGAATTAGTTTTAGTACTTCATTCTCAAAGTACTCATCTACATAATCCTCGATTACTTCAATCGTTTTAATTTCCTGTTGAGCCAAATCCTCCATCTCCTCTTTGTGTTTCAGTTAATTCATCTGCTTCTTCAAATTCAATTTTAGGGTAAGGTATAATAATCATTTGACCAACCTTATCACCAACATTGTAAGAATTAGTTCCACTAATATATTTAAACCTAAACTTTATTTCTCCACGGTAACCACTATCAATTACACCAACAGAGTTGGTAAGAAGCATACCTGTTTTTGAAATAGAACTTCTTGGGAAGATTAAGCCTACATATCCTTCTGGTATTTCTACACAGATTCCTGTTCCGTATTCAAAATATCCGTATTTATTATGGTCTTCTACTGTAATCCATGTTGCAACTAAATCTAAACCAGCGTCACCTGAATTTGCATAAGATGGTATTACGGCTTCAGGGACTAATTTTTTAATTTTTACTTTCATTTCTAAATTTTAAATTTTAAAAATACCTGCACTTATCGTTGATTAAACTCAGAACACTAAATATAACGTCTCAAGGTAATAGTGCGGCAGGGTTACGACTTGTACAATCCTTCTAATTAAGCTTCACAACTTACGCAGTCGTTGATGTTTCTGGCAAATGCCTGGGCAGAGTTCTCTGAAAATTGATAATACAGACTCTTTATCCCTAGTTCCCACGCCTCGATGTAAAGCTTGTTAATATCCTTGACAGGTGTGCTTGGGTGTACAGCTAAGTTAAAACTAATACCTTGATCGATATACTTTTGCCTAGCTGAGTTTTGTCTTACAAGCTCCATTTGGCTTACTTCGACAAAAGTCTTAAAGACAAATTTCTCCTTGTCACTCAGAAACTCAAGATGCTGAACAGATCCATCTTTAGATAGAATGCTATCCCACACATCTTTAGTATTCATCCCTTTAGACTCCAGGAGTTTTACCAACTCTGGATTCTTATACACTGTTTTGGACTTAGCCAAATCTTTTATAAAGTAGTTTGATTTAATAGGCTCTATGCCCATAGAAACTTGACCTAATATAAAAGATGACGATTTTGTTGGAGCTATAGCTAATGTTGTTACATTCCTTCTGCTGCTTCCTTGCAGCAGTTTGGGTACTCCATAAATACCAGCTAATTCTTCAGTTGCCTTATCGGCACAAGATCTGATATTCTTGAACATCTGCACATTGATTAACTTAGCGTCCATTGATTCAATAGGAATCATATTCTTTTGCAAGTAAGAATGCCAACCAAGAACTCCCAAGCCTAAAGCTCTTTGTTCTTTAGCAAACTTAACTGCCCTTTTCATAAATGGGATTGATCTAGCTTTTCTTATAAACTCAGACATCACTGCATCCAAAAAGAATACCATAGTCTCAACTAAATCACTATCCTTCCACTCATCGTAATGATAAAGATTTAAAGATGATAAGCAACAAACAAATGACTCCTCAGAATTTGAATTTAAGAAAATTTCGGTGCAAAGATTTGACGCTACTATTTTCTTTCCGTTTTCTTTATACTCCTTTGGAGCGTTATTGTTTGCATTATCTATAAAAATAACATAAGGGAATCCTATGTCTGATCTGCTGGATATTACTTTAGCCCATATTCTTCTTTTATCCTTGTCACCATCAATCATGCTTTTCATAAAGTCATCAGTGACTGTTACCCCATATTGCAGATTTTGAATAGGATGACCCTCATGTTTAATTTGTAAAAACTCTTCTATGTCTTTGTGTTCAATAGGAAGATATACGGCACAAGCACCTCTTCTAGTATCAGCTTGTTTTGCCACATCAACCATTGTGTCAGTCAGTTTAGCAAAGTTAACAGGCCCATCTGAAAGACCTCCGCTTGTTATAACCGAACCCCTTGGTCTCAGATCCCCAAGATAAAGAGATGTTCCGCCTCCTTGCTTAGACATCATACCTACCTCTGAGTTTGAATACAGGATACCTTCCATCGTATCTTCGCTATAAGAACCATAGCAACTAATAGGTAAAGCTCTCAGCCCGAAATTAGCCCACACAGGAGTGGATAAAGAAATCCAACCCCTTGACATATAATCTTCAAACTTATCAGCATACCCTTCTATTCCAAGAATACGCTCTGCCGTATCTGCAATTTCTCTAACTCTCTGCTCTGCTGTATTCCCTTCTTGTATATAACCTCTTGATAGAAACTCCCGGCTTTCATCATTAAGCCAATAATATTTAGAATAAGTCATCTTCTGTAACTGATTTAGATTTTTTATTATATGCGTTACTAGTCTTGTTAAAGAAGTCATCCTCTTTAACAGATAAAAGTTGTACTTCAAACCACTCTGTAGATTCAAGTAGCTTTTTATCCACTTCAAAAACAGGATCAAATTTTCCGTTTTTTAGAACGACATTAAACCTATTCTTAATGAATTCTTTTACAACTTCTTTTGGGAGAAAATCTAAATCCCCCTCTTCGTACATCCAGTCAACAATTTCACACTCAGCTTTAAAAGCTTTAAGACACGCACTCTGAATCATTTCTACCATATCTTGGTCGAACCAATCAGGATGCTCAGATCTTATTATATTGATTATCTCTGCACCAAATAGGCCATGTACTTGCTCCTCAAGAGAAGTTGCCTCTACAACGTTGCTAATGCCCTTTAAGAGGTTCTTTTCTTTATTAAAGGCCATGATAATCAAGAACTGAGAAAATAAAGACACATGCTCTATAAACATAGAGAACAACAATATAGTCTTAGTATATACTCTATCGTCTTTACTTCTTGTGCCATCTAAATACTTTGTGAGATATGCCACTCTACCTTTTATAGCCGGTACTTCTAATATCTCTTCAAATTTGTCGTTAAGACCAAGAACTTCTAAAAGTTGTGCATACGCTCTTTCATGCCTCACTTCAGATTCAGCAAATGTCATACCAACTACAGCCACTTCTGGCTTAGGCAACCTTTTATACAGGTCTGCCCAATATGTTTTAACATTTGTCTCAATTTGAGATATGGCCAGCATAGCCCTCTCGATAACAGATCTTTCGGCTTTTGAAAGCCTTACTTTAAAGTCTTGGATGTCTTCAGTGAAATTAAATTCACTTACAAGCCAATAAGACTTATTAATTGAGTCTGCATAAGGTATCAACTGTGGATACTCAAATGGCTTGAAATTTACACGTTTACTAAATATACTCATTGTTAACTAATTTTAATCCAGATTCTGCTATACAAATAGCATCACAAACATGCTCCATTCTACCTTCTACTAGGGAGCCGTCTTTCTTTCTTTCAAACAAGAAATTTGGGTATTTGTTTTCACAATATGCCATTATTTCTTTTTTTGTTGCATTTTTATTTCCAATAGCATCAAGCTTTACGGCAGATGCAGTGACAGTGACTACTTGACGGCACCTTAAATTTAATGAAGCTATAATACAACAACTAATTCCAACACCAATAGAAGCATTTGACGACTGAGAACCAGTAGGTAACTCTACAAAACAGACATCTGGATTTATTTCGTCTAATATATCTTTTAAAGATCGCAGTATAGTCGTAGATCTATGTATAAGATCTGGTATTACTTTTTCACCTTTCTTTTTTTCTGTGTGTATTAGTTTGTAATTATAAAAATTCATGGAGTTGTCTGGGTATATATCCCCCCATACAATAGCTGTATTAGACAAAGAGGGATCTACAGAAAGGAAGGTTATGACAGGATCTATAAACATTACATATATTATTTTGACAGAACAAGTTTTTTGTTCCCGGAAACTAAATGAATTTCGCAATTAGACATTTTTAAAACCTCCCACTTTTGATTTAATATATAAAGACTACACACACTAGGTAATATAAAGGTAATAAATTTTTTACCACCCTCTTCTCCAAACAAGAAGTAACCGCCAAATATATAACCTGGGCAAGTACCGTCCACAAAATCAGAACACCCAAATTCTGGATTATCATTCAAGATAAACGAGTGGTTAGTAAATACGCTTATATGATTTACACCTTCATAGTAGGAACTAACTCTCCACAAGCCAAAAATCTCACACTTTAATTCTTTTTCAGGAGTATAACATGTAAATAGAAAAAATAAAGGTATTAAAAATAAATATTTCATTTTTTATTATTTGTACTCGAAGTGGGAATCGAACCCACACTCCCTCAATGGGAACAGGATTTTAAGTCCTGCGTGTCTACCTATTCCACCATTCGAGCTTATTATTTATTCTTTTAGGAATCTATTTTGTGGCGGGTGCTTTGGCTTAGGTGTATATTTCTTCTTCTTATATGAAGATTTGTTTTTTCTTTTTGTGTTAAATTCATGCAATGTATTATTCATGTCATTATTCACAAACTCTTTTAACCTCCTATATATCCTATCAAAATGAAGGGCCGGATTCCACAATTTATCATGTAATAAAGGTCCTTTCTTTTTTATTCTAAGCCTGTCTTCAGATATTTCAATTAGACCCGCGTATTCAGGTATGTCTTTTAAATCCAACATATCAAAAGGAGTAACATAAAAAAACCTATTAGCGCAATCTACACCTGCTTTTAAATTTTTATGTTTTTCTTCTTTTTCAAAATCATCAAAGAAGTCAAACTTTTTTGTCTTTATCTCAAACTCCCAGCAATGACCGTTCTCTAAAAAATGTAACGCATCTATCTCATTATTACCGAAGAAACAAATATTATGAAACAAATACTTATGAGTAGTAAAATAATAATCCCACAACCTGGCTTGCATCCATTTTTCTGTATAAGAACTCATATCTCATTATTTTCCTTTTTCTACAAACTCATACTTTATATGAGGCTTGTTTTTTTCTTCTAGGATGTTTCTAAGTCTGATATTTTCTAATATCGTCTCTAATAATGTATTTGTTAAACTCTCATTTTCTCTTTTAAGATTCTTTATCTCCTTTTTCTTTTTCATCTATTATCTTTTTTATTTTTTGACAACCTTCATAATCTTCATTTTCTAAAAGCTGTTCAAGTAACATATTTAATTCATCAACACTTAAATCTTCAATATCTTTACCACCATCTATTCCAAGAGATTTTCCTATTGTTGGCAAAATATATCTTACAAAATAATCACTTGCAATTGCAGAAGGTATATCAACTGTTAACGACACTCCGGCATATCTAACTTTTATTAAACCATCTTCTTCAAATTTTACATGAAAAGAATCATCAATAATATACCACTTGTCTTTTTTTAAAGTTTTAAAAAAGTCAAACATTTATTTAATTTTTATTTTGAACAAATCTAATGAAGATGTTATGTAAAGATCTCTTGTGTATATGTTGTTATCTTTTTTTCTATAGACGGATCTTCTAGAGACCCTATCTTCAGCAATTGATTTGCTCATGGGTTTTAAATTTTTAGAACAATTTATGTCTATAAGTAGATATTTATTTATATCTCTTTCTTTAGACTCTTTTCTCCACCTAGTTATTGTGGATTCTGATATATTCATTATCCTAGATATCTCTGCATTGAAAGCCCTTCCAGAAACGGAAGTGTTACCAAAAGTGTCAATTTTCTTTTCTGTATTAAGCAAAGCCCTAGAGCCCACCCTGAGTTTATCCCAATTGACTTTTATTTTCTTTCCCAAAGAATCTATCTTAATTCTCTTTTTATCTTTTATAGAACTTTTTACATCAAGTAAATACTTTTCTGTAGTAGCTATTAGCATAGCTTTAAAACTAGATATATCAACTAAGTTCTCTTCTGATAGATTGAAGTATATATTTTTACAACTGTATTTATTTAAAACTTTTCTATAGTTAACTACTTTCTCTTTAGTTACCCAACCCATTTTTAATAACTTAGGAAGGACATCATATTTTTCTGTTTTTGAAAAAGTAAAACCTAAATAAGAACCACCATTTAAAGCAGCATACATCCTAAGTCTATAGAACAAGAACAGTTCTACTACTTTGTCAGTATTTTGATTATTGAAATGTATGTTGCTTTTAATTATCATAATGCAAATATAAGTATATTATAAATACCGTGCTTCATATTAACAATATTTTAACAAACTTACAATTCGTTGATTTCCAGTTCATTCTAAAATTGAGCAGTATAAATAAACTCAGGGTATTAATTATAGTATAACCCACTAATGTTCTTCCATGCTTCTTGAAAGCTATCCATAAGTATACTATCATACTTAGCAGGATACATCTTAGCTTTATTAATATCATAATTTAAGTAATGAGTAAAAGAGCAATACCTAGGTGTGAAGCCGTGCGTTGCCATTAATTTAGCCCCAAACATTACTTGAAGTTTATACTTATCTTCAGAACTATCGTATATGTTATGAAGAGGTTCCTTTAGAAAAGATGAAGTATTTTTATAAGGTCTTTTTTTATTTGTCTTATAATCATCAACATCAACATATCTAACTCCATCTACAGTTTCAATAAAACACCTGTCTATCTGTGTTACAAAAGTTGCATTCTGCGGCATAGTGAAATCCCACACTAGAAGTTCAGGATAATACCCATCTTCCAAATCTATTAAACAATCAAAAGCAGACTGATTATCGTATTCCTTTTTTATAGAAATAGTTTGAAACCTATCTTCAGTAAACGGATTAATCTCGTATCCTCTTGAGTATGAAAGATCTTCTTGCTCTTTATGAAATTTAGACCCAAGTATATTTGAGTAATCCCATTCATAAGATAGCTCATTTTTTAGATGAGTTATATCATCAGTTACAATACCTGATAAATAATCAGCCACTTCCTTTTGGTTTAGGTTAAACAACCTATTAAACTCTCCTTTAACCAGAGAATTGTATCTTTCATCACCAAGTAGAAGTTTATAAGCAGATATAGTTAGCTGATTCTCTCTGTCAAATCCTTTTGAAAAATTACTTATAAGCTTAGTCCACCCAACCAATTTGGTTCCCGACTCTAAATGTCTATAATCGTGAGTCTCTTCAGAAAAAATTATCATTTTTTGAAACTTTTTTTATGTTATAAATGTTACTATATAGTAACATTTTTAGTATTTACTTAGTTCAAACAATTCATAATTAATTGATAATTAATATTTTTTGACAACTACAACAAAAAAATTATAAATTAATTACTTGATTATCAATAAGTTACAATAGTTGTTGTAATTTTTAGAAACAATTTTTGTAAAAACAGATAAAAAACGATTTTTTATTATTATATTTGCATAAACATTTTACTGTGATCAATATAGTAAGGAATGAAATTAGGGATAAACAAATTTATCGGTGCACAGATAAAGTGTCTAGCGATAAGGAATACTTCTTAAAAGTAATAAGAATATTCTCTGCTGCTTTTTTAGACGGGGAGTTTCACCTTACTGATAGAGAATGTGATTTATTATACGGAATCTATCATTGCATATCTAAAGGAGATAGAGAAATTCTTAAAGTTGATTACATAGAGAAGTATTTTTCCTCTTTTAAAGATAAAAAAACAGTACAGGTATGGATTAATAGAGTAGAAAAAAAGGGTTGGGTAACGGAGTCTAATGGAAAATATTATATAGAAGGGCAATTTGAAAAGCTCGTACAGTTTAACATAACTGGATTTACAATAGATTTGATAAGAGATGAGATTAATTGATGAAATAATAACCCAAAGCGCTTACTTAGATTACGATAGCAATAGCCCAATAGAATATGTTGCATTAAGTATGGATGCTTATCTTCAGATATCTAGAGAGATCTTTGAAGAAACTGACAAAGAAGAAATAGGAGATAATGATATAGAAGATTTTCTCACAATGAAGTTTGTCTTAATGCCTACTTTAATAAGTATAGACTATAGGTTTCTAAAAGAGATAAAATTGTGAATGTAAGAAAAAATAGCAATTATCTTAATCAAACAAAAGAGCAGATTAAAGAATCAGCTGAGTTAGTAGATATAACAGTAGAAAGTGCTGAGAAAATAATAGATGATTTTTTCCTTATTATAAGAGACTTTCTTAATGACGAAAGGATGCCAACTTTTTATGTACCTTATCTTGGTAAATTTAGTCCAACTATAGGCAGTATAAGAAGGTCTTTGAGAATAACTTTTAAACTTTACAGATCCGGAGCAATACCAAGACACATCGCTGTATACAGAATAAAAAAGTTTTGGCCAATAAGATGCAGACTAATAAAAGAAAAAATGGGTAATCCGCAGCACGATAATTGGAAGAATATACCAATGAACTGGCAAAAAGACGGAATATATAAAGAATACACTGATGCATTAGAATATTATTCTAAAGGAGGCAAAGAAGAATGGGACAAGCAAAGAGGTGCTTATGATGGAAGGTTAAGAATACCTAAAACAGATAATGAATTTTGGCAATAAATAAAAATCAATGGGAGAGTACATTAATAAAGGAAGCGAAAAATTAAAAGGAGTTACATGGGATTATGTACCAAGGACAAAGTTTGCGGGTACTGAAATTACTTGGCAAAACAAAAGAGAAGTTATTAAAGAAAAAGCAAGAGAGTATAAAGAAAATAATCCTGAAGCCTCTACAGAAGAATGTGTAGAATGGGGAAGAAGATTTGCAAGGAAAGAACAAAAACACTTTAAATCTTACTTAAAAGGAAAAAATTCTTATTCGTATAAAGGTGGAAAATTCCTAGTAGAAGATCAAAGCAGATTAGAACATTTTATTAAAATGGCTCAAATGTTTGAACAACAAAACGAGGAATATCAAAAAAGTTTATTAGAGAATAATCAAGAAGAGGAATAAAATGGGTAAATTAGGGAAAGATTTTATATCGGAACAAGAAGTAAATTTTGCTATATCTGATTCGATTGAAACAAAAGGAATAGATGTAGAAGAATTTTATAAACAACTAGAAGAGTTTTATAAAGACGGATATTACAAGCAAAGATTTAAAAAATGTTCTTTATCAAATAAAATAGGAATAGAGATTTTTAAATTTCAGCCAAATAGAAGTTTAAAATCAAAACTCCTTACAGTAGATTTAACAGGATCTCTTATGTCTGTTGACAATGTTTTTGAATCAACACATATAGCAAAAGTAATTAAACTCCCAAAAGATAGCAGTAACTATGATTATTCAGAGGGTGATTTAGTTATTATGAGTTATTCAGATACTGTAGGACAAGATATTAATCCAGACTACGCATTCTTATTGCAATTTTCTCAGAGCAATATGGAGCCAAAGATGCCTAAGTCTGTTCCTCCTTTTACACATAGGTATGTAGCAAAACTTTTTGACAATGTGTTTTTACCTCCACATGAGTTTAACACAAAATCTGAAGATGTCAGCACGTTTGCTGTAGAGCCTTACAAAATAATCGGTAAATATGAAATATAAATTTAATGATATTATCAATCCAGTTAAATGGTGGGCTTTTTGCAAGTTTTTATTTAACAGCGTTTTTGGGGAAAGAGTTACACCAGAAGATAAACAATGGCAATCTGAGGTTATTGTCTTCAGAGGAATAATGTGCCCAAAATGTAAAGAAGCAGGAGCATGCATTGACTGTGGTTGTAACTGGGCTGGAAAAAGCGCTGACATGTCTTTAGAATGTAGCATGGGAAACTGGAAAGCAGTTAAAGATAAAGAAGATTGGGAAGATCAAAAGAATAAATATTTGAATGGATTAAAAATAGGTTTAGTTAAAAATGAGTAATGTAGTATTTGATAATATGGAATTTAACTTAGGTGATGTCCATTATAAGAGTGTAATAAACCTTGAAGCCGATTGCTTAGAAAATGCAGATAGAGTGCATTATATTAATGGAGGCTGTTGGTGCACAAAACCTTCTTTTGACGGAAAGAAGCTAAAAATAGAATTTAATGTAGAGGCGGCAGTCGGGAATCTCCAAAAAGGAGAATATAAATCTGTCCCAAAATATGTTGATATTTATTTGGATAAAGAAGTGAACCACTACGTACCTGACCCTCATACTATGAAAATGATAAATAACCCTGATAAAGTTGTAATTAAGATTCCTATTAATTTCAGGGCACACGGAGATTTGGGGTAATTCTCTCCACTTAGTTTTTGGTTATTTTGTCTCACCTCGATGAAGGGCGGTATCCTCTGCCGTCCTCATCTTTTTTTATTATGAAATCATACACAGAAAAATCTTTAAGTAAAAGGAAGGAAGAAAGAAAAGACTTCCCTGATTTCTATAAAAAACATATTGATATAATCAAAAATAATAAAGAGTGCTGTAAAGAATGTGGTATTAGACTACTTGGAGATGTTAGTGAAGTTGCGCATATATTGAACAAAAGCTACTTTAAATCTGTTTCTATTAATGATGATAATGTAATTTATCTATGCGGATGGAAGCAGAATAATTGCCATGATAAATTTGATAGTGGCAAAGAAAAAGAAATGAAAGTATTTAGCATTGCTAAAGAAAAGTTTAATATATTAAAGGAAGAAGTAAAAGAAAAAATCAATTATAAAATTTGGGATAAATATGGCAACTGACGTTTTAGATGTTTTAAAGAAACTAAATAAAGACAAAGCAGAGGAAGATAAAATTAAAGTAGCAAAGGATTTGCCTGACGAATATTTTGTTAGAAATGTTATATCAACTGGAAGCCCTTATTTAGATTACAGAATAAACAGAGAAATCGGAAAAGGTGGTTTAGTAAAAGGTTCTTTCAATTTATTAATAGGAGGAGAAGGATCAGGAAAAACTTCTATAGCTCTTTTAGCTGCGGCTAATGAACAAAAAGAAACTGGAAAATATGTAGTATTTTATGATGGAGAAGGGTCCATGAGTGAATCTTATATAGAGAGATTTGGAGTGGATAAAGAACTTCTAATATATAGAAAAGGAAGGAACTTAGAAGAAATGCTTGACACAATTGAGGCTTTATCTTTAGCCGATAATGTTGGCATGATTATAATAGATTCTATTCCTATCTTTGTATCTTCTGTTGTAGAAGAAAAAAGTGCAGGTGATAACACAATTGGAGTTGAGGCTAAGAAGTTTTCAGCCAGAATGACAATCATAGAGGGTAATTGTAGTAGGAGAGATATTTGTCTAACAGCTTTAACATTTTATACTCTTAATCCCGGAAGCATGGGCGACCCAAGAGTATTAAAAAGAGGTGAGTGGCAAAAGTATATGTCTAATTTAACATTAGAGTTTACTAAGAAAGATTTGATAAAAGATGAAAATGGAAGCCCTATTGGGCACATTATTGATGTTAGGACAAAAAAATCTAAACTTCAAGAGTATGACGCAAAAGATGCCTTTCAAATAAATTTTTATTATAAAAACGGATTTAATAAATACGATGAATACGCTTCAATATTTATTGAAGAAGGTTTAATAAAACAAGGAGGCGCTTGGTTTTCTTTTGCTGATGAAAATGGAGAAGAAGTAAAGTTGAATGGAAAAAGCAAAGTAATATCTTTTTTGAAAGAAAACGAAAATCATTTTCAAACACTATTAAATAGAATTGGAAAATGAGAGAGCTAAAAGATATACTTGAAGATTTTGATAATTTAAGACAAAACTTTAGGCATTTTACTACTAAAGGGGATGGGAATAGAATAACTCTAATTGAATATCAAGGAAGGTTTGTAGACTTAAAATCTGATTTAACATATTGGAAATCGCATTTTTTAAATGAGTGGACTAGAAGGGACGATAAAGCTGCCACAGCTATAAAATATAGGTTAGCTGGAGCAATTAGCAGAGGCGAGTACACAGACCACACAGGAAAACTATTAGACAAATGTTCATTATCGATTGCTGAAAAAATAGCTGCCGGTACAAAAGAGTATCAAGAATTTATTCAGCAAAGATCTCATTATAAAGAATACGCTTCAAATATTTCTGACAGAAGAGAAGATATTTTAAGTTATATAAACGAAATAAAGGACAGACTAAAGTAAAAACACTAAGTAATGAAACTGCACATTTACTCATCTAAAAATTTTCAAAACTGGTATTCTGATGAGCAGGAAATACCAGATAAATATTGCGTTGATAGTGATTGTGTAATTACTGTAAAAAGAAGAGAATTTTGCCCAAAGGAATGCGAATTAGATCGACCCTTTGGGCAAAATGCTTATGAGAAATCTTGTTGTAAAAATTGCTAGAATATGACACCAATAAGGGTAAAGGATATAACTAAAGACTTTTGGAATCAGAACCAGCAACTTTCTATAATGGCTCCGTTCTCTGATTTTAAAAAGGAAAAGAATTCTTCAAAAATAATGATGGCTATTTATTTGATTTATGATAGTAAATCAGATTTTATAAAAGCCGGAATGACGACTGATGAAATAATAAAAGACGTAAATAAAAACTATTTAGAAGACGAAAATTTTCCGTGGGAAAACTACCAAAAAATAGTTGACGCTTATAAAGAAAAATGCACATCTAGGCTTCATAAAAAAGTTATGAATATGCTAGATGAAATCGATGAGATAGAGAGATCAAGATCTGAGTTATCTTGGGACGACCCTAATGAGGCAGAATTAAAAATAAAACTTTTTGATGCTTCTAAAAAATTGTATAATGAAGCAATAGAACTTCAAAAGAAATTAAACGAGGAAGTTGCAGAGCTTGAATTAGAAGGTGATTATGTTCCTAGTTTAACTGAGGAGTTTAGTTTATGAGTTTACTAGATAGATATATAAATTTTGATAACGGTGACTTTGCTGTAGATTTATTTCCATATAAGATAAAGAATGTAAATAATTTCTATTTCAGAGAGCACCCTAAAAACCTAAACCCTAAAACATTTTTATATAAAAAATATTGGGAAGAATTCCTTAAATGTTGTTTAGAAGGTAGGTGGGTTGATGATGATGGCACATGGGTATACATGATGCCTAAATTATTTTTTTATATAAACTACGTAGTTATATCTGATGAGGACAGGGATAAAATAAACCCAAGACTTAGAGATATAGAAATGATAATGTATACATATTTTTTATGCTCAGAAGGTTTTTCTGGGTTTGATGAAGATGAAAAATATACATGTAATAAATATGTTGGAAAAATAGAAAGTGGAGAAAAATTACAGCAATACGAACAAGAAGAGTTAGATTTAGATTTATCTGCAAAAAATGAACTTGGTGAGTATAAAAAGTACGTAGACCCATGGACTTATTTAACAGAGACTTACTTATTAACTGATAATAGAAATAAACCTTTAGGTCAAGCATTGTATAATAATGGTTATTACAATGTTATGTTATTATCAGCCAGGGGCGTGGCAAAATCTTTTAATACCTTCTTAGGAGATTTTTTCCATGAATGGTTATTTGGAAATGTCCGCAGATACGAAGATAGGCATAAAATAAACAATGACGTTTTATTTGGTATAACGTCTCCATCTAGCAAAGCTTTGTCTAGAACTATAGCGAACTTGTCAAGATCTTATGTTCAAATGCCTGGACAGTATGAATTCCCTACAAAAAAGAAAGATAAAACTGTTAAGTACTGGGGTCCATTTTATAAAAATATAAGAGGTACTTGGTCTGTAAGTCAATCCGGTTCTAACATACAACATATTGTAAAGTCTAGGCAAGGTAAAGAATTGATAAACGGATCCCAAGTAAACATATCTTTAATGGGACCCACAGATTATAAAATATTTGCCGGAGACCGTTTTAGAAGAGCTTACGTAGAGGAGGTTGGTTTTGCCAATAATTTAAAGAAATTATTTGCAGCGACAAAAGATGCTATTACTCTTGGTAAAAAACAAGTTGGCCAGTTATTTATGATTGGTACTGGCGGAGATATGAAAACTATCGTAGAACCAAAAGAACTTTTTGAAAATCCAAGAGCGTACAATATTTTCCCTATACCTAATTACTGGTTAAGATCTGACGGTAAAGAATGTGGCCTTTTTATACCAGCTTATTATAAATCTGAACAATTTAAAAAAGACGGTAATACTAATTTGTATGATTCTCTTTTTGATATTATAAAGACGAGAGAGAATGATAAGGCTATAAAGGATTCTGCCACATTTGGCATGGATATAATGTGGAATCCTATATATCCAAAAGAATTACTTAGGCCATCACATAGATCTATTATTCCTGTGCAGGAACTATCTGAGCATAGAGAATATATAGTGACAAACGATGTTTTCAAAAAAGTAGCAGCAATAGGTTCCTTTAAGTATGATATGTCAGGTGAAATAAAATTTACACCTGATCTTGAAAAAACTTTAACACCTATACTAGACTGGGGAAGAGATAAAGATTTAGAAGACACTACTGGCGCTTGGATCTTATATGAGGATAGACCTGAGTTTATACCAGAAGGTTTGTATTATGTCTTATATGACCCTTATTCTCAATCAGGAGCTGGTACTTCTTTGCAATCAATTCTTGTGTATAAACACAAATTTAAAGGGCATGGAGACAATTCTTTGGAAGATACTATAGTATGCTCTTATATAGGTAGATTAAGCGATCTAGACAAGTCTTACGAGGAAGTAATAAAAGTAGCTAGATATTTTAATGCAAAGATTTTCCCGGAAATGAATACAATGGGTTTTGCAGAATATATTGTGAGAAAAAACTTACAACATATGATGCAGAGAACTCCTATAAATATTTTAGAGACTATAAAAGGAAGTACACATAAAGCTCACAAATCAAGCCCGTATATTTTTGGGATAAAAGTAAACGAGGCAATGAATATATGGAGTATAAATAAATTGGCGAATTGGTTAACGGAAGTTATTATAGAGGATGAAAATGGATTACCATTAAAAAGAAATTATCAAAAGATAAAAGATTTAAGATTACTTTCAGAATTAATTAATTTTGATTTTGAAAATAAGCAAGACTTTGACTCTGTTTCTGCACTAATGCTATTACCATTTTTATTATCTGATTTAGAAGGTTCAGTTGTAGAAATACCGTATGAGGATGATGACGATCCTTATGCAAAATACAATATAAAACCTGTTATGGAAAAAAATTTAAAAGCTAAAATTAACCAATACTGATGACAAATCTTTATGACGGTAATATAAAACCGACCGCATCTAGGTACGAAAAGGAGAAGAATAACTTTGAGCGTCAAATATCCATTATGGATTATTATGACACTTATTATGGTGACTATAGAGATGATGATAAGTTAAAAAAGTTTGAAATAAATTACGACTTATCTAACGGTCGATTAGATACTTCTTTGTATGAGATAGAGGATTTCTGTATGATTGGTCAGGAGAAAGTGACTATATCAAGAGGAGAAATACCTCATATACCTATTATAGCTCAAGTAGTTAATACTCTTAGAGGTGAACAGCTTTTAAGACCATGGAAACTATCTGTAGAAGACGAATCTCCTTTAAAAGAATCTATACAAAACGAGGAGTATAGAAAGCTTTTTAAGAATTACATACAGACAAATATTATAGCCCCACAAGAACAACAAGCTTATCAAAAACTAAGTTCTGAAATTCAGAACTTAGATACTAGTTTGTTATCCCCAGAAGAGCTACAGCAAATACAGGCGGAAGTAGAACAAAAAGTTCAGGCAGAGGTATCGTTTAATACTCCAGAAGAAATAATGGATTATATGCAAAACCAATACCAAAACCCAATAGCTAGACAAGCCCAAGAGATTATGAATTATTTGGATAAAAAATTCAGGCTTAAAGATATTGAGGTTGAGGGTTTTAGTCATATGGTTCCTACTGGTGAAGAGTATTATTACGTTAATATAGGTGAAAGAGGGTTAGAGTTTGATATGATTCCTCCAGATTCTATAACATACGGTGGACCAGCAGAAGAAGTTTGGGTACAAAATATGGATTGGGCTAAAAGAGAAAGATGGACAACAATAACAGAGATAAGACATAAATATGCTGAAGTATTAAAGTCTGAGCATATGAAAGAGTTGGATAAAATGTATGAACCAAAATTTGGATCTAAACATTATGACAACGATAAGAGTCCTTTGACAAAAAGATACATGTTTGAATTGTCCAGAGATCCAGAAGGAATACAAGAAAAATTTGGAAATCAAGACTATAGAAAAAAAGAGAACTTTAACAATATAGCCTCTGCCTATGCAAATATTCAAGCTAGATGGGGTCTAGATGTAGACTTCTCTGAATTTGCTATTAGAGAAACTCATATAGTTTGGAGAGAGGACAGGTTAATGTACAGAGTGTACAGATTAGAAAATGGTAAAGTAAACAGATATTATTTTGACGAACATTATGTTCCAACAGAAGAAGATCTAGAAGTCAAAAAGATAATCGCACCTGAAATTTGGGAGGGCACAAAGATAGGAACTGAGGATCCTATCTACTTAAACATAAGACCTTTAAGAGGTCAATATTCTTCCAATAATGACCCATATTTTGTACAGCTTCCATATATAGGCAGAAAGTACAATACTTATAGAGGAAGATCTAAAAATCTTGCTATTGTTGATTTAATGAAACAATTCCAAAGAGACATAGATACTGAAATGGCAGCATTAAGAAAAGATCTCGCTACTAACATAGGAAAGGTTTTTGTAATGCTTATGAACTCTAAGCCTCAAAACATGACCTGGAGCACTATGCTACAAATAGCTAAAGATCATAATATATTAATGATTGATCCTGTTCAAAGAGGTTTGAGTGGTGTTGACCCACAATTTATGAGAGAGGTTAATATGTCTAAAATGAGTGAGATTGCCGAAAGGGTAAATCTTATAAAAGAAATGACAAATAATCTTTATCAAGTTGCTGGGTTTAATGCTAATAGAACGGGTCAAGGAGGGCAGTATGCAAATGCCATGAACATACAGACTCAACAACAATCCTCGTATAATCAAACAGAGCCTATGTTTGAGACACACAGGATTATTGTAGAAAAGGCTTGCGACAGGTTGATGAATTTAGCAAGAGTATATTATAAAGATAACCAGGAAGAACTTAGAAATATACTATCTCCAACTTCTTATGCAGAATTAGAATTTGGTTATCCTTTTTGGTATTCTTATTTTAACGTAAGATTAGAAAATTCAGGAAAAGTAGCCAGACAAGTAGAAATGCTAAAGCAATATATGCAAGCATTTATACAAAATGGTATGGAGCCTATTGATGTTGTACATTTGGCTTTAGCTGAAACTAAGAATGATCTTATGGATATTCTATCTAAGATAGACAAAAGACAAAAAGAAGCAGCACAGCAAGCACAGCAATCTCAGTCAGAACAAATGCAACAAGCAATGGCTATGGAAGCAGAGCAAGCTCAAGTTGAAAGAGACTTCAAAATGGCCATTAAGAAAATGGAACTTGATGCTTCTGATATTAGATCTCAAAGAGACTCAGAGAAATTTAGAATTGCTGCTGACGTTGACTCTGACGGCAGGTCAGATCTTCTCGAAGCTAAGATGATAGAAATAGAACAAAGAAAGAAAGAACACGAAGATAAAATGGAATTGGCTAGACAGAAAAACGCAGATACTCAGGTCTCTGCAAGAATCTAAAATACGCCAATTCCCCGATTGAGTAAAATTAATTTTTAAATAACAGCCAATTTTGGCAAAACATGTATTATATTTGCATTTGATATGGACACGACTGTATTAGAAAAAGAAACAAGCGTAGAAACTGCACAAAATAACTCAGAAGATTCTGTAGAGTATAGAGGTGGCGGTTTCAATAAGTGGGGAGTTAACGTAGAGAATAACAGCAAGTCTAGCAGACATTCAGCTTTTCTTGATGAAGAACCATCAGGAGATGATGGATCAGAGCCTCCTATAAATATGGACCCAGGCCAAATAGGCCAAATAGCTTCATCCATAACTCCGACAGAAGAATCTGTTGAAGCAGTTAGTACTCCAGAGAGTAATGAAGAAGTTACCTCATCTGACGAGCCACAAACTGAAAACTTTGCATATTATGTTGCAAAGCAAATGATTCAAGAAGGAGCACTTCCTAATTTTGATGATGTTGATGAAGATATAACTTTTGAAGATATTTATGAAAATTATAAAGTAGTAACTGAAGAAAAAGTAAAGACTCAAGTATTAGGTGAAGTACAAGCTACTTTGCAATCTGCCGGAGTCACAGATGAAAATTTGGTATTATTACAAGCAATACAAAACGGAGTTCCGTTAGATGAGTTATATGAAGTAAATAAATATCAAAAGTATTCTCAGTTTGACGACTCGGCAGATTCTGACTTAAAACTTGAAGTTATAAAAGAGTGGTATAAATCAAGAAATTTATCTGAGAGAGAGATTAATAGAAATCTAGAGGCTATAGAATTATCAGATGAAATAGACACTGAATTTGATGATGCTAAAAACTTCTTCGCCCAAACATTAGAAGAATACCATAAAGCTCAAAGACAAATAGCTTTACAAGAATTAGAACAAAGAAAAGCAATTCAACTTAGAAATGCAGATGTTTTAAATAAAGCTGTAACTCAGGGAGTCTTAGCAAATGAAAGATTAACCTCAGAACAAAGCCAACAACTTCAAAGAGATATATACGAAAGGAATAAAGTGTATAATATTGAAGGACAACAAGTTCCGCTATCTCCATTTGAAGAATTTATGTATTTAATGAATAATGATTTTGAGTTTCAGCTTTTAAACTTTAAAAATTTTAGGTTTAAAAACTCTGAAGCAGAGATGTTAAAAGTACAAGCTCAAGAACAAGCTGACAAAGATTACTTAGAGGCTTTTAAAAAAGCTCAGGGAAAATCAGCGATGAAGGGCTCCTTAAAGAAAAAAACGAATAATACTCAAGATGGTTATACCTCTTATATAAACGAGACTGGAGGTAGGAGCTATGAGTTTTAATAAAACATGACAAAATAACTAAAACTAAAACTTAGAAAAAATGAGCGGAATTAGAACTAAACCGTTTCCATCCAAATATATCGTTGAAGAGCAGTATGCTAATGACGATAAATTGTTTAGCGGTCACTTTAGGTATGAAAACTTGCTACAATCAAAAGGTGGAACAGTACACGATTACACAGACTTAACAGAATTAGCTAGAGGTTTCTACGCTAGAACTTCTGAAACTCTTTCTGAGAATACAGCTCCTTGGTTACAATGGATCAAAGGAACTGGCGGAATGAAAGACGTTACTACTCAGAAAGTTCGTTGGAGACACTACGGTAAGCCAAAGAGAAAATTCATTTCTCAGGGTAACCCAAACACATGTGAATATATTGGAGCAGCTGGCTCTACTTTTAAAGTAATTTTTGATGTAGACCATTTCCAGCCTTCTGATGAATTAGCACCAGTTGAAAACGGACGTGCTAAAATTATTATTGAATCTTACGCTAGAAAAGTAGCCGGTGGTTATCAGTATGATGCTGTTTTAGCAAACCCTGAAACACACTTGCCTAAAGTTTATTTACAAGGAAAATTCTGGACAAGAGCAGGTCAATCTTCTGCATATTTATCTCCTATTACAGGACGTGCAGGTAGCTTCTCTTTCAGCTCAGGTTTTGCTTATATCGAATTTGAAGTTCCTTTACACACTATGACTAAGGAGTTCTCTGTAGACATGGAGACACACCTTAAAGAAGGTTCTTTGAAAGTTGGTTGTAAGTATGACGATAATGTAATCGAAGAGAAAATTACAAATAGACTTGAGATCGAGTTTGATGCGGCTTTTGAAAAAGAAATGGAGCACATCCTCGTTCACGGAGAAATGACAAACAACAGGGTTGATCCTGTTAATAGAAAGCCTATTACAACTTCTCCTGGTCTTTACGCATATTTGGAAGAATCCAATATTATTAAGTATAATCCATTTGTCAACAGCGTTGACATGATCATGGACCTTATCCAAGTTTACTGGTACGACCGTGTACCTACAAGCAAGAGAAATCTTGTATTGATGACTGGAGAAGCTGGTCTTAAATTGTTCCACAACTGGTTGGTTGAGAAGTTCGGATCTATGCCTGTAGAAATTGAGCACAACTTCGTACTCGATTCTTCTAAGTCACATGACATGGCTAAGAGAGGATTTGCTCTTGGTGGATTCCAATTTACAAAGTACCACGTACAGCCATTTGGTAGCGTTACAGTAGGTCACTGGCCAATGCTTGATGACACATTGTTTGATGCTAAGACAATGCCTGGAAGTATCTATACAGTTCGTTCTCACGAGTTCATCGCTATGGACTGGGGAATGGGCGAGCCAAACGTAACTCTATTAAAGAATACTCAGAGAGATAGAGATTTGATCGTACCTGGTTACTGGTCTCCTTGGGGTGCAGTTGGTTTAAAGAACCCTTACTTCAAGACTGTTGGTCAACCTGAATTAGAAGATACTTATTTAGTTCGTAAGAGTAGAACTTTCGGTCTTGCGGTTATGGATGTATCTAGAATCTTATTGTTCAGACCTTCTGTAGGATAATAAAAATTATTATATAACTTTAAAATAAAGGTGGAGGCTTAACGGCCTCCACCATTTTTAGCTATGAAAACAATGAAGAAAATTACATCTGCTACCACTAAGATGAAATCTGGCGGTAAAGTTAAAAAAATGCAATCTGGCGGTGAGGCTGTTTTGGTAAAATCTGCACCAAAAGATATGTCTTTGAAGAATTATGTAAATTCTCAAAAGAATAAGACTGCAAAAGATAAACTTAAAGATGCACAATCATCTAAAAAGATGATGAACGGTGGTTACGGAAAAAAGAAAATGAAATAGTATGAAAGCTAAAGGACCTTGCAAACCTTGTGGAAGACCAAGGTAAGCTAACTTAATTAAATAAAAAATCAAAAAGGGGAATGGAAACATTAATAGTAAGAAGAAAAAGCGATCTAAGTAAACTCAAGACTTCTGATGAAATTTATTATCAGGATTCAAAAGATTATACTAAAGATGGCGAAGCGATTGATACATTTAGTAAAAACAGTCAATCTGTAATTGGCACAATGTCTAATTTGACACCTCACTGGGACTACACTAAAAATGAGTGGTCTTTTTATGGAGGATTTCAATCTCTTTTAGAAATTGCTAAAAAATTGCAGCTAAGAGGTCAAAATAACGAACTACTTCTACCTACTGAGTATTCTTTAAAAAATCCAAATGATCCTTTCTTTGCTCATAAAAGTTTGTGGCAAAGTACATTCATGGAGGAAGGATCTAAGTATTTGACAGAAGAAACTCCTTTAGAGGAGTTCTATATGCGAGTTCTAAAAGGAAGAGAAGACATTGAGCAGCCAGATAGAGAGCCAGGAGAGCAATCAGCTTTTTTAACATCTGGTTCAAAGTTGGAGATTTTATCCCCAAGGGCTGAGTTAAAAGTACAATCAAATAAAATTGACGAGGAAGTAGAAGCTATTCTATTGTACGATTCATTAAGAAAGAATTTTGATAAGATGAAGAGGATTGTGTCTATTGCAGATCCACCATCTTATGATGAATCTTATAATGACCCAGTAGCCATGGCGGCTTTGTTAAAACACGAATTAGTTGACAATACTCAATACGTCACTAAATACGGGATGGAAGCTAGAAAATATTTTATGCATTTATGCAATTTGCCAAATGAAGATTTGGAAGTATATAGCAAAGTATTAAGAGCGGCTCAAGACGGTATTATTAGACGAAATAGTAAATCTGGGTATACAATGAAGGGTGAGTTATTAGCCGAAGGTTCTATCAGGGATGACAAGAAATTAGTAGAATTTTTCCAAAAAGACGAAAATATTTCATATTACTCCAAATTGGAGGATTTAATAGCAAATAAATAAATATGCCTATTAGCGCCAGAAAGCTTGTTTACGATACAGTTAGAAAACTAAATGGTTTAAATACTGGAATGGGGCAGTCTTTCAGCGTGTTAGACTTGGTCAGCGCTATTAATGATGCTTATGAAATTATTGTAGAAAATAATGTAAAGTTTACTGACACCAACTCTTTAATTAGGGACAATCTCAGAAAGCTTGAAATAAAAAATTACGAATTAGATTTATCTAACAAAGGTAATTACTATTTCGCAAAGTACCCGGACAATCTGTATAAAAGATTAAACCACGTAGCAGAAGTAACTTGTAAAGATTGTGATGGAACAAAAATTATAGTTCCAAGATTAGTACAGTCTGATGATTTACATGAAGCTAGAAAAAACCCATATAGAAAAGCTAATTATTATTGGGAACAATTAATAATGGATGAAGGTGGTGAGGGGTTATTTATTTATACTGACGGGGAAATGGAAGTAACTAAATTAACTATAGACTATTATAGACGTATAAACTACATAGAAGCACCTAGCTTGGTAGAATGCAATGACTATGTTTATTTGAATTATGATGACAACCTCATTTCCAATGATGTTAATTTTGATTTAGATAATACATATATAGCAAGGAAGGTAACTGATGTCGCTGTATTATTATTAAGAACTGATATTAAAGATACAGAAGCCTTCAGACTAAAGTTAGAAAGCATAATGCAAACAGACAAAATAACTTAAACTAAAAAAACTTAAAAAATGAGTTCAGAAAAAAGCGAAATCAAAAGACACCTAGTTACTTCCGGTAACTTTGCGTTCGTTGCAACAGGTACTCCATTATATAAACTTGTTAAGACTGGAGAGAAGTTCAAGAAGTACTATAATGTAGCCCCAGGTCAACCAGTTATGTGGGTTGAGGATACAGATTGCGGGGATATTCCTGATACAATTGCACCAGCAAACTTAACACTTGCTGACTTAGCTAATATCAAAATTGGTGTTGGTTACTCTTCACAAGGTAATGGCATGACTGATGCTATTAGACTTTTGTCACCTGTGAATATCCAAGGTTGTACAATCGACAAATTGGATGCTACTGATGCACAATGTGCAGTTCCTTGGATTAAGGCAGTTTATCCTGATTGCGTTAGCTGCGATACAGTTAGTGCCCGTGTTAGGGTTTACGACAACCAAAGTATTTCTTTCTCAGACCATCCGTTGAAAGCATACCAAGAATTTGTTGGATCTTACACTCCTGATTGCTCTTCTTGCAACGACTGTGAGCAGACAGCTACTTGCGATGAAATCGTTTGCGGTTTGGTTGATGCATTGAATAATGACACAGACCTTCGTATTGAAGGGGATCCATATCCACACTATTACAACACAGGTTTGGTTCGTCCTTACACTGCGTTTAAAATTCACAACACTTGGAAATCTTACTGTATTTCCCCATCTATTGGTGCTGATTGTACTGAGTGTAATTCAATTTCTGCATTGACTACATTTACAATTGATGGTGACAATTATAACTTCGATTTAACAGACCCATCAACATCTGGCGAAACACTCCAAACTTTGGTTGGTCAGTTAGAAGTTGCTGTTGACTTAATTAACGAGAAATTTACAGAAGTTTTAGGTCGTCATGCTGGTAAGGCATTCCTCTCTAAAGGAGAAGGTAAGTGCTGCCCATTGCAGTTGTTTGTTACTACTTGTGACAGCACATTTGCTATTGCAGGTTTAACTCAGTGCCAAGATGCAGTTGACCAATGGCCTGATTTCGTAACTAGCGGTTACTGCAAGCAGTGTGGTTCTACTGAAGATACTACTACTCCTAACTGCGGTATTGGTGTTTTCGTTAAGCCTGATGTTGAGCCTTGCAATTGCTGGGAATTAAACCAGCCTAAGCAGTTCAACAGCCGTTGGATTGAAATCGACATCTTGTCCGGAACTGGTAACGATAATACACCTAAGTACACTAAAAAGGCTACACTTCTTGAAGGTCAAGTTGCGAGCAACTACGGATCACAGATTCAGTACCTTGAGTACGCACACAACATCGATGCTATCGGATTTGAAGGTTTCGATTATGAAATCGGAAATGAAGTAGCCGGATGGTTGGGAGTTCCTAATAAGAGGTCCAGAATTAGAAAAGCAATTACAGCAGACTGCGAAAAGTCATACTGTACTTATTATATGAGACATAAAGGCCAGACTGAAAAAGGTCCATTGAAGACATTCATCAATCTTTATATTGACGGATTCATTCACGTACCTGAGAATGACTTTACTACGAAGACAAGCATTAATGCCTTGTTCGACAAATTCGTTGACTTGGTTCCTCAAGAATGTAAAGTTCTTACAAGCGCTAGCTGCTACGTAGACTAAATAAATCCGTCCTTGAAGACGGCTTCCTTACCCCAATCCCAATTGATTTTTACAGGGGCCTAACCAGCCCCTGTTTTTTAGAAAAAAAAATACATGAAGTAAAATGAACAATATAAAATTAACAGGAAATTCAAAACTCCTAAAAAAGACAAAATCTAAGATCAATCCTAGAGAATTATCTCTTGCGCTGGCCGAAGCCACTGAATGTGGTAACGGCCTTAATCCGTTGAAGGGATATATTGTTCTTCCTAATTTTAATTCATCTTCAGGAGATGTTGACAATAGAGTAGCATTATATATTGTAGATGGAGAATTAGTAATTGAGCCAATCGAAGATGCAAAAGCAGCTATTTCTGCTTTCTGCTCAAACTCTTTAGTTAGCGCTACTGGAGCGTCTATATCAGGATGCTTAACTGGACAAAATTTAACAGTAGGCGGGACTAGACAATTAACAGCTTCAGTAACTCCTTCCACTGCGTTACAAACTGGTACTTGGACAACATCTAACGCGGGTAGAGCGACAGTTAACTCATCTGGATTAGTAACAGCTGTTGCAGCCGGTTCCGTGACAATTACGTTTACTTCTACTGATGGAGGATTTACGGCTACTTGCGCTATTACTGTGGTTGCTCCATTATAATTTTATAATAAAAATATAATAACATGACTAATGCTAATTGCTCCTGTATAAAAAGGGAGGATCAATCATTTGATTTCATAATCAATACTTATGATTGCAGAAGCTTAGTTATTACTGATTTAACAAATTGGATGATAGGTGATGGTTACGTTTTGCCAACAACGCACAACGTAACCGTTACCTTACCAACTCAATCAAAAGTAGATATAAAAATTATACCTAACTCAGTAACAAGTGTTAGCGCAAATACATTAGGTTTTGGCGAATGTCTAAAAGACGGTATATACGGCTTTTATACAGAGAGTTGCGGGTATAATTATAGTAAAGTAAAAGCTGTTGTCTGTACACTTAGGTGTAAATTAGATAATTATATATCTAAGGCAATGGATAAAGAAGATTGGGATAACATAACAAGAATCTCTAACCTTATCGATTTAATAGAAATCGATGCAGAAATGGGCAATGAAATAAATGCTAAAGAAATGTTTAAGATTGTGGATAAGGAACTTGATAAACATTCTTGCACTTGCTATTGCAGGTAATTTTAAATTTAAAGTAAAAAATAGAATGGCAAATATATATTCATGTTGCAATTGTTTTGGCAACTCTTTGACATTGAACAACAACTGTAATCCAACCTCAACTAGTGAATGTGGGGGTTGTTTGACTTTAGGTCATATTATGGTTGGGTGTGAAAATAGCATCGCTCCATGCGATACCGAAAGCACATTAAAAGTGCCATTCGATTGTTTTTGTTTTCCTTGCGACAACCCACAATTTAAGATAACTAACCTAAGCAAAATAAAGTACGCAACTGTAGTGTCAATTGATAAAACAGGTGTGACTATTCAACCTGATGGAACCGGAAAAGCCAACTCTAAAGTAGAGATTGAATTTTTTGCTATGTGTTCTGACGGGTGTGATGTAAAATCTGATTACGGTAGTGTTAGTATTTATCTTAGAGATATTTGCAAAGGTGTTATTTGTGAGGATGGATATAAGTGCAATGATTGCACTGGAGACTGCGACCAAGTAACTATAGATTTATCAGGACAAAGGCCGGTCGAAGAAACTGAAGAAAATACTAGCGGTTTTATACTATAAAAAATAAAAGACAAAATGCCAAATTATACATCCCCATCACCAGCAAATGTAGCCCTTAACGGAAACCAAACTACTTGGTGGATTCCGGCTAAAAATAACAGCACAATTACTGTTACTAACGTAATTGTTACTATTACAGTTGCGCCTACTAGTGGGTTACAACTTTTAACTTTCCAACCAGAAGTCGGCACATTTAATCCAACTACAGGTATTTGGAATATAGGAACTCTTTTACCAGGGTCTACAAAATGGCTTAAACTTGTTACTTCTGTAGCAGATATTGGATTAGCTCCTTTCACAGTTACATCTGTAATTAGCGGAAATGGGGTTGATTCAAATGCATTAAACAATACATTAGTTCAGACTGTAACATCTGTTGTTACTTCTGCTACAGCAGGAGCTATAGATGATCCGCATTCTTGCTCTTGTGTTAATGTGGCGGAGAACGACACTCCGTGTAACTTAGGAACAACTACTTATGTTCTCAATGAGCCTAGCATTACTAACTCTACAGAATACTGGTGGGATGATGCTACAGGGCAGGGTAAATTTATCCCTGTAGACCCAAAAGTAGATATTACTTTTGAATACAGTATTTGGTGTAATGATGGATCCGGAGCTGTAGAAATAAGCGGACCTGCATTAGTTACAATAGATAAATTATTTTCTGATGTATCCTCTTTTGATCATACAATCTCAACTGTACCATATTCGGCATTATGCCCGCAAGAAATTTCTGTTTTATCTGCACAATACCCAACATTAGATTTAAGTAAATATTGTTGGAGAATTCTTAAAAATGTATTAGGAGACGCAACTTCAGGTGAACCTGTAGATTGTGATGAAGCTATTGATACTAGGACATTTTTTATTTGTTCAGAAATAGATTGCAATACACCAGAACAACCTTGTCCGTGTCCTACAGATGAATTACCAGCAGACATACCATCTCAATTACCTGTCGGTTACGAAGCAGAAAAAGGAGACACAGTAGTTATATACCATCCAAATGCAATGTCTGTTTGGACTTATGATGGAACATTGTGGAATAAGTGGTCTTGTGGATGTATTTATAAAATATCTCAAGACGAAGATAATGATTTAACTTTAGGCTCAGATGGAGCTCCTTATTTTGATTTATCTTCAATGACAGAAATTATTGAATTGCAAGATAAGGTAGTTACAAGTATAGCCTTTACAGGTACAAGCACAAAAACACTTACTCTTACATTCGATGATGGTTCTACATTAACAGCAAATTTTGCGGATTTATCAGCAGCATCTAGCACTTATGTAGAGGTATCTGATACTTGTTCTATAAACATGTCTATTTCTGGAACAGGTTCTTCAGTTAATCCATTTGTAATTAGTGCAGAATATAATGAAGGAAGTCCACTATATGCTTATGACTCTGGAGTTGTAGGTTCTACAGCAAATACACTAAATGTGACTACTTTATTTGATGTGTCTTGTCCAGAAGACTGTGCAGTTATTTATACATTAAACGGATATTCTACTGATGTCTTTCAGAATGTAACTTTAGTAGGAACTACCCTAACTTATGATATAAAATCAACAGCTCCATCTGGGACACATTATATTAATGTAGACAGGGAGTGCGGAGGCGTAATACTCTAATAAAGAATTATGAACAAGACTCAGTCTAAAATAGGAATAACAATACCAGAAACTCCTCCGCAGGAAAACTATATATATTCAGCTTATTTCCAGTATGACGCTATAGGAGGATTTGCTGAAGGGGAGGTTTACAACAATTTTCCTTCTACTCCTACTTGGAGTATGACAGGTACAGGTATTATAGAAACGACAAGCGGTTTAGGTTATAATTTCGCAAACAAAAACTCAGTAGAAATTCTTGTGTCAAAAGTTATAACGACGGGGATAGCAGGAGCATCTAGCGATTATCACGTATCCGCTAGCATATCTAGTGGCGGAGCTGATGATATAAGGATTGAATTATTAGATTCTACATTCGCCGCCACAAATGATTTTGGTGCATTTTATTTACGTGTTACAGTATACCAATAAAAAATGAATAAGACACAATCTAAAATAGGAATTACTATAACTGCAAGTCCGACTTGTTGTTGCTGGACAAATATATATTATTATTCTTCAGAAGAATATTCAGTTGGGGCTATGAAAGCCTATGTAACTGGTTGTGATGATGCCGATTTAACTTGGGAAATATTAGTAGGCTCGACTTGGACTGAAATACTTTTATCAGATCCTGGCTTCGGTTTGGACCCTACTATATATGATCCAAATGCATTAGGAGCACAAGGCCCTGGATTGTATAGAACAAAAATGTCATCGGTTGGATGCTGTGATACATACTCTAATATATTAGAATCTTTCGGACCAGTTTAATATAAATAAATGTATCCATCAAATTCACAAAGAATAGAACAGCAGTTAAAAAACTTAAAGCACAAGGTAACTTGTGGAGTGCAGTTTTTTGACACATTTGAAGACTTTCCTGCAACAGGTAAAGAATGCGCAGTATATGTAGATAAAAGCACTGGCGCGTTTTTTATTTGGAATGGTACGGCTTATGTAACTTGTTGTGGGGAAGGAAGTACTATAGTAGCTCAGGGAATACAAGGTATACAAGGTTTAAGAGGACTCCAAGGTTTACAAGGTTTATCTGGTTCTTACGGGTTAGCTAACGGAGCTTTTTTTAGTACTCTATCACAATCTATTTCAACATTGGGCTCTGTAGTTCCTATGACTTTTAATAGCGAAATAGAGTCTAATGGTGTTTATTTAGATAATGTAGCATCTCCTAACTTAAATTCATTTTATCTTACAAATCCGGGTATATATAATATACAATTTTCAGCACAATTACTTAGAGAATTTGGAGGATCTGATGCTCATATTGGTATTTTTTTAAAACGAAATGGAGTTACTGAACCTTATACGGGCACATATTTACATTTTAATAGTAATAATACTTATTTAGTTGCGGCTTGGAACTTTTTTGTTACAGCACAAGCGGGTGACTATTTTCAGTTAATGTGGACAGTAGATGATTTAGATATACAATTAGTGTATTTGGGAGAAGATAGTATTTTAGCAGGAGTTCCTGAAACACCTTCGGTTATTTTAACAGTAAATCAAATAATGTAAAAATATGTATTCAAATAAGTTTTCTTTAACATTTCTTTCTTTATTTTTTATTATTTTTATAATTATAGGTTGTTTGAAGGATGAGGAGATTACTTCATCTTCGGTGCCACAAACAGAAGAAAAGGTAGAGACTATCAAAGATACAACATCACAAGTTCTACCAAGAAACGGACAAGGAGACTTAGTATTATACAGAGGTACATTATCTATAGACAACTACTTGTTAGTATCTACAACAAACAGAGTATTCAGAACACACACAGTGTACAATAAAGATAAAGTAGCTTATTTATCTTTTCGCCCAGGCACACTAGGAAAAGCAAATATCGGCGGTGTGGTTACAAAGCATTATAATATAGAGGTAAAGTACAAAGATAGTACAGTATCTACAATCAATGCATTCTCAAAAGACACGTTAGATAGATTCAGATTTTATCCAAAAGGTGTAAATCTACTTAACAGCTTACATCCTTCTAAAAAGTTAGAATGGGTGTATGCTAATAAAACAACTGCAAGCATAAACGAGTGGAGAGGGACTACGTACACAAACTTGCAAAATTGGAACATTTATGCAGACGGAATGTTTGTGGCGCAAAAAGTAAAAGACCCGGTTGATAAAAACTCAACACAATTTATCATACCGCATTCACATAAATAAAGACATTAATAAACCAGAGGAAAAACTAAAAAATGGAATCACTTTTAGAAATTATTAAAGAATATTTAGGAGAAGCGGTTGTCGCAATAGTTACAGGTCTTGTAGCTTATTTATCAGGAAAGAAAAAAGCCGAAGTAGAATTAAGAAGCTCAGAAGGAGAAGCACTCAAAACAATGCAAGAGGCTTATGATAAATTTACAACAGATAGCCTAAAAAAATACCAAGAACTTTACGAAGAACTGCATGAAGTAAAAGAAATGTTAAAAATAGTAAAGAAAGAATTAGAAGACTGTAGAAACGGAGTATTAGCACCAAGATGACAGACAATATAACAAAACAAAGAATAAAACTAGCCCACCCTAAATTACGAAATGAGTTAGAGGATTTAATTGAAAATATTAACACAAATATACTTACAGGCCAGTCAAAAGTAAGATTAGCTTATACCCTTAGAACTTGGGACGAACAAGACGAACTTTACGCACAAGGCAGAACAAAACCAGGTAAAAAAGTAACAAATGCGAAAGGAGGAGACTCTATGCATAACTACGCTTTAGCTGTTGATATTGTTCTTATCATAGATGGAAAAGATGCGTCATGGGATACCAAGAAAGACTGGGACAAAGATAAACAATCCGATTGGATGGAAGTTGTTTCAGAGTTTAAAAAGAAAGGTTGGGAATGGGGCGGAGACTGGGTTAAGTTTAAAGATATGCCACACTTTGAAAAATCATTTGGCTTATCTGTAAAGAAACTTAAAGAAAAGTATTTAAAGAAGGATTTTATTCCGGGAACAGAATACGTAAATATATAATATGGAAGGTTTTAAATGCTCACACGCAGAGAAAAGTAATTATTCAGTTATTACACCAAATCAACATTTAAAGCCTATCAACGGCAAGATAACGTGGCATATCGACGAGCAGAGTTTAACTACCGATATGGAAAAATACAAAGTGTTATTTGCTTTTGAGCAAGCGTTTAACAAGTGGGGTGAAATAATTAACCCTATATCTTTTCAGCCAGTTGCTGCGATTAATGATGCACAAATTGTTATCAAGTTTAAGAGTAATGGTGACGAAGGTCTGCCTTATGAATTTGATGAAACAACATTAGCTTATGCTTTTGCTCCGCAAGATACAAGTTTAGGTATCTATGCGGACATGTATTTTAATGATGCTTACAAGTGGGATGAAATACATAAAGCTGGTAGCATTTATCTTTTTAAAGTTGTTGTTCATGAATTAGGCCATTGCTTGAATATTGGGCACCAAACAAAAGATATAAATGATATTATGTATCCTATTTACCAACCTTTTGGTGAAGTAGTTGTAAATAAAGACACAAAGCAAGGGATATATGATTTGTATAAACAATATGGCGTTAAAAGCCCAACTCCAATCCCATCTGAAGGAATTGATAAAGAAGTTGGCCAATTTATAAAAGCCATGTATAAATCAAAAAATGATTTATTAAAATTAAACTCATCCCAATTGCAGAATTTATCTTCTACTTTAGGAGTTACCTTTGGAATCAAAGACAATATACAAAAGAGAGTTAATACTCTTTGGTCTGTAATATTAGGCATAAAATAATTTATGAAAAAAGTTACTAAAAGTAAAGTAAATGAAGCTGGTAATTACACTAAACCAGGAATGAGAAAAACCTTATTTAATAAAATAAAATCAGGATCAAAAGGTGGAGACCCAGGGGAATGGAGTGCTAGAAAGGCGCAGTTGCTCGCTAAAGAGTACAAGAAAAAAGGAGGTGGATATAAATAGCATTCTACTTTCTATATTAATATTAATTACTATAGTCTCGCCATTTAGTTTATTACACACTATATTAAAACTTACAATAAGTGACCCAATTAAAAAAATCGCAGCAAAGTTTAAAAAAGTGGACTAAAGAAGAGTGGATGACTTCTGGGACATACGCTAATAAAAATAAAGGATCAGGCAAAGAAGTAAAATCAAGCGGTAATAAAAGGTACTTACCTAAAGAAGCTTGGTCAAAATTATCCGCATCCGAAAAGAAAGCAACAAATGCAGCCAAATCAAAGGGCAATAAAGCAGGAAAACAATTTGTAAAACAGCCACAGAAGATAGCAAAAAAGGCGGCACAAGTTAGAAACAAATGAAAAAAGTAAAAGTAGGCGGTGTGCCTCATGTCGTAAAGAAAAAAGGAAAAGACATTGTTGTAGAGCATCCAACCATTAATAACGGTAAATACGATAAACTTAATCTAAGTAAACAGACAAAAGGTAAAGTCAAAACCGTAAAGCAGGGAATAAAATCTACAAAAGAATGGCACAAAGAAAACCCGCATTCTTATAAAGATAAAAGCAAGTCAAAAAAGAAGTAACAATGAAAGTTAAAAATACTAAAGTAAAGAAGATGCAATCAGGCGGCTCTTTAAAAGCAGTTGATTCTTATAAAAACCCAGGTTTATCAAAACTACCAACTGAAGTAAGAAATAAAATGGGCTATATGAAAAACGGGGGTAAAGCTAAAAAGAAATGACAAAGTTAAAATTAACAGGCAAGTCCAATATATTAAAGAAAACAACTAGCGGTATTAATCCTAAAGAATTTTCTTTGGCTACTAAAGAAGCCGAGCAATGCCCAGATGATTCATGCGGTGGCGGAGGTGGATCTAGCGTTGGCTATAAAAAATATGTAGCTTTATTAAACCCTGGAGAAAATCCACTTACTGACGCACCTGTCGCCACTGTATTAGAAAATACTCTTGGTAGCAATATTATATGGTTTCCACAAGCACCATCAGGTGCTTATAGTGGGGGGAATATAAACTTCGCAGACCCGTCTAAAGTTTTCATACTTATGACAGGAAATTATTCAGGAGAAGGTGCTGGGAATGTTCCATATGTAGGTGCTGAAATTTATGATGACGGAAGTGGTTTTAAACTTTGGTTTTTTCCTGTTAATTATGTAGGTGATCCTATTGCATATTGGGGTACCCCTAACGCACCTCTATTTATAGAAGTAAGAGTATATCCATAATATAAAAGAAAAAATAATATGGCTTTAGGAGTTAAACATTACACAAAGGACGGAAAGGAATATAAGGGCCCAATGCACAAAGATGCTAGCGGCAAACTTATGACTGGCAAAACGCATACAAGTAAGAGTGAGTATCTTACCCATTCAAAGCCTAAGCCAAAAACTAAGAAGAAGTAATAACAGTTTAAAATATAAAACATGGATCCTATTAGTAAATTTTTAATAGAATTGGTAAAAAGATTTTCAGCAGAAACTCCTTGGTTCTTTAAAGTAATTAGGAATTTATCTATTGCCCTTGCTATTGTAGCAGGTCTTCCTAACTTGTTATCATTTTTAACTATTGCGGGTATTGAATTACCCCAAGCAGTTTTCGTATTTTCTAACAAGGTAGTTGCTATTTCTTCACTGGTCGCAGCATTTATTGCACAATTAACTGCGACTAGTAATGAGAAAGAAAGGCTAGGTCTGCCTGATAATATAAAATAAAATGGACAAAGATTTAACCATAAAGCTGGCTATTTTCATAGGCAGCTTATTCTTTTTAGTATCGGTCCTATACAAAGCTGCTGATTTTTCTAATGTAAAACCGGCGGAAATAAAAATATACCAAGACTCAATTTCTTTAGACACTTTAATTGTCAAAGATACCCTTATATTAAAAGAGGATTAATTACCTCTTATATAAAACCTAAACCTTCATAATAGTGGCGGAAATTCCATCTAATTGCAAAACAATTTTAGTTGACCAAGAGTGCTGCGATAGAATCCAATACTATCCAAGCACTGAGTCTATTCCTTTAGAAGGAGAGTTAAATGTTTTGTATGTAGACCAAAGCACAGGTAATGTTTATGTTTGGAATGGTACACAATATTTAGGCGGGTATACTGGAACTGGGGCGCAAGGAATACAAGGAATACAAGGATTAACAGGATTACAAGGCTCAAATGGTATTCAGGGTATTACAGGAATACAAGGAGCTCAAGGATTAAAGGGGTCTCAAGGTGCCATAGGTATACAAGGTAAAAATGGAATTCAAGGTACACAAGGCTTATTAGGGTATCAAGGTATTATTGGTTCTAAAGGGCTACAAGGAATACAAGGTACTTCTGGGCAGCAAGGTTTAACTGGATATGGAGTACAAGGTACTCAAGGATCAAAAGGTTCGCAAGGGACTATAGGAGTCCAAGGTAAAGACGGTATCCAGGGATTTTATGGATTACAGGGGACACAAGGTATATCCGGATCTAAAGGATTGCAAGGAGTCCAAGGCATAACTGGTACACAAGGTGCCACAGGATATGGCATACAAGGGGCAAAAGGAGCCCAAGGTATACAAGGTACTACAGGTATTCAAGGAGAAGATGGAGTACAAGGATTTCACGGCTTTCAAGGAACTCAAGGTATTTCAGGATCTAAAGGAAGCCAAGGAGTACAAGGCATATCTGGACACCAAGGACTAATTGGAATTGGCGTACAAGGTATACAAGGTTACGATGGAGCCCAAGGTCAATCTGGAATACAAGGTAAGAATGGTGTACAAGGTTTTTATGGCTTACAAGGCATACAAGGTACAAGTGGGTGCGAAGGGGCACAAGGAACGCAGGGAATACAAGGGGCCCAAGGTATTATAGGTTCTTCTGGCTCTCAGGGTATCCAAGGTGCAAAAGGGTCACAAGGAACAGTTGGCATTCAAGGAAGACAAGGTACGCAAGGAATTCAAGGATTAAAAGGAAACAACGGACTCCAAGGAATACAAGGCGCTAATGGTGCTCAGGGTATATTATACCAACAACTTTATACACTATCACAAAGTAATTGGAATTTAGTAGCTGGTTTATATCAATACGATTTATTTGATTCGTATATAAACCAAGGAAGATATATAACAGTAACTCCAGTAAGACAGGATGATCCTATTGTAGATGCTGCACAAATAATGCCGGAAATAACAGTATTTCCTACATCTATAAGGATGTATTCTGTTAATTTACCTACTGCTGATTTTGATGTTTATTTATCAATAGTAGAAGTGGGTATAGCTGGAGCGCAAGGCACACAAGGTATACAAGGTACCCAAGGACTTCAAGGATTGCAAGGTTTACAAGGTTTACAAGGAGTACAAGGAATCCAAGGTATTCAGGGCTTGCAGGGACTTCAAGGATTACAAGGGGTTCAAGGAGAACAAGGAATACAAGGTTTTTTTGGTATTCAAGGGGCCCAAGGTATTCAAGGCTTACAAGGAGCACAAGGATTACAAGGAGCACAAGGAGTGCAGGGTTTCGTTGGGTTACAAGGACTCCAGGGAACAAGTGGGATTCAAGGGATTCAAGGCTTGCAGGGGCTTCAAGGAAGCAGGGGTGCTCAAGGTATACAAGGGACTATAGGATTGCAAGGGGTACAAGGCTTACAAGGGCTTCAAGGGATTCAGGGAATTCAAGGTCTACAAGGCTTACAAGGTTTGATAGGTGTCCAAGGAATACAAGGGCTTCAAGGGCTTCAGGGAATTCAAGGGGTACAAGGAGTTCAGGGAAATTTTGGAATACAGGGTTTTGACGGAGCACAGGGTGTACAAGGCATCCAGGGAGGCCAAGGTACCCAAGGTCTTTTAGGAGTACAGGGTAACGATGGTTTAATAGGCCCCCAAGGAATACAGGGTGTACAAGGCATCCAGGGCACACAAGGAATCCAGGGGGTAACCGGAGAAAAAGGTATAAGTTCTGGATTAGTATTATATTTAGATGGAGTTGGAGGATCAGCACCTGTCAGCCATAACTTATTAACAAATCCAAATACAGGTACACAAACCTCTATAACTACTTCGGTTAATAACTCAACACCCACATTAGTTGGAACTTTTGTTACAGATACAGGTGTTCCAAATTCTACAACAGTAGCTGGGGGGTTTTGGAATTTATTTCTTTATGCTAGCCGCACTACTCAGAATGTAAGATTTTGGATTGATGTTAAAGAAGTAGCATCAGATGGCGTTACGGTTTTACAAACTTTAGCTTCTGGAGCATACGCACAAGGTACTGTAGTTACTGCGACAATTGCTACTGTGTATGATTTTTCAGTGTACGTCCCATTAACTTCATTAGCTAATTCTAGTAGCCGAATATTGATTGATATTTATGCTCAATCTGAATCAGGAGGTCCAACCTTTACTTCGTATTTAAGAGATGGTACTATATCATACTTAGTTAGTACAATTTCTAGTAATATACAGGGTGTACAAGGGATGCAAGGAATTATTGGTACACAAGGGGGGTCAGGAATACAAGGTCTACAAGGGTTACAAGGTATAACTGGTGCCCAAGGAATACAAGGGCTTCAAGGATTGCAAGGGGCCGATAATAATTCAATAGTTAATGCATTAATATTTGGGTAATGAAAGATTTTATAACTCCATTATATACTTTTTCGCCAGGTCTTTCTGGAGTTGGTTATGTTGATTTAAACGGCATAGCGGATTTTGATATAAAAAGATTAGTAGCTATTATAAACCAAACAAATGGTTCTATTATTTACGCTACTGCAACCCCGTCCGCAAAATATACAAATGTAACTGGAACACAAGTAACTTTATTTGCGGATACGTCTGGGCAAAATTCAGCAGACAATTTACAAATTGTATATAATTCAAAAGAGGATTTACCTGTTACTGATTCTAATTTAGCTGATTTAGTTAAGTTAATGAGTAGAATGGTAAAACAATTAGATTCATTAGCTGTAGTTGATTCTGCTCAAAGACAAAAAATTGCGATTGATGCGGGAACGTTATCAACAGTATCGACTGTGACAACAGTAGCGACTGTGTCAAATATTGCTTTAGTTTCTGGTATGGGGATTGAACAATACTTAAATATAGCTAGAAATACTTACGCAAACGGGATTAGAAGTAAATTATCATTTTAAAAAAATAATGGTGTATGCCACTTACAAATAATTTAAAACAACAAGTTGATTTACCAGTATGGGAATGGTGCAGATTTGCGCCAATTAGTACAACTAGTGTATCTGCATTAACAACATCTAGAGATGGTTCAAATAGATACTTATATTATCTTTCATCGACACAATTGTATAAATACGATACAATAGGAGATGCATGGTCTGTTTTAAGTGTGGGGCCTACTCCATCTGTAGCTATGTCTTTAAAATATGTAAAAAATAAAGGATATAGAGGTAATGTTTTAAGTGCTACATCTTCTACACTTCAGATATCATCAACTGGTGTTAATTTAGATGGGTATAAAATAAGGATTATTTCTGGGACAGGAGCCGGGCAAGAAAGGACAATAGTTTCCACAAATGCAGAAGTTGTACATGATTTTGGAGTAGCGACTACTGCAACTCAAAGTGCTATTGGAGATAACTTAAAAAAATGGAAATTTAATGAATGGGAAGGGTATTCAGTAAGGGTTGTTTTTAATACTGGTTTATCACAGTATAGGGAAATATTGTATAATGATACCAATTCAGTTGCAGTAAATGATTCAAATTACGAAGGCAGAAATTTTTCAATGGCCCCTCTTCAATCAGGGTCTCCATATGGCACATTAACTGCTACTGTTCCAAATCAGGCTGATTTTTTTATAGTATCTCAAACTGTAAATTTAGATTCTGCATGGGCTACCACTCCAGATGATTCATCTAAGTTTATGATTATGTCAGATGGTATATGGATGTTTTCTAATACAATGATGTATTACTATGATATACTTAGTGATAGATGGGTACAAAAAATGCTTCCTTCCGGTATTGTGCAAGGAGGTAGTGTATTTAGTACTGATTTAGCTATACTTCCAACTACAGAAATATCTGGAACTCTTTTATCTGGGACCCCAACTTCTGTTACAAATTATTCTTTAACTGATAATACATTAACATTAACTAAAGGGGCTTGGATTAATTATGCTATTAAAATAGTTTCTGGGCCAGGAGCCGGGCAAGAAAGAAGAATAGTAAATAATACTTCGGATAAATTTTCGATACAAAAAAGATGGGATATAAATCCAGATATAACTAGCCAATATATAATAACTTCTGAAGATGCTATTTATTTTTCTGGTAACGCCAGAGCTCAGTTATTAAAACAACATCCGGAACAATCTTTGTGGACTACTGGAAATATGAGCGATTACGGAGTTCCAAAAAACTTCGCATTGATAAAGAATGATAAATGGCAAAATCATGCAGCTAGTTCAGCCAATAGAGTAACAAATGGTATAACTGGAGTAAATGCAACTCCTACAGTAGCAGGAAGTGGTTATACTATAGGAGACTTATTAACTATTTCAACTGGAGGTACATTAGGCAGAGTTATAGTAGAAAATATTTCATCTACTGGACAAGTTCTTTCTGTGTCTTTGTATACATGTGGTTCTGGATATACTACTGGAACTGGCAAAGCAACTACTGGTGGAACAGGAACTGGGTGTACTATAGAAATTACAAGCGTAGGTACAATTGGAGTTATAACCACCCCTATATTTCATGATTTTAAGGTTAGTGAGACTTTTACTTTTGCAGGGGCTACCGAAACAGCGTGGAATACTTCATATACAATACTTGGTATTCAAAGTTTAAATATAATAGAAGTTGCTATAACTGCAACAGCTAATGCTATAGCAAAATATTTACAAGCAGCTACTTTATTAGTAGATGCTGATAAAAATTGGATTCCAAATGAGCATGCTGGAAAACTTTTAGGTTTTCAAGCATCTACTTTAACAGGAATAACGACATGGAGAAGAATTTTAGGAAATTCAGAAACAACAATTTCTTTTATATCTGGAACCTCTCCAGTAAATGGCAACTCTAGATATTTTATACAAGATCTTGATGCTTTTGGTGATGATAAACAATATCCTCCAGATAATCAAATATCTTTTGGATATCCTACTTCTGCGAATATATCATCTATAACTAATTCGTCAAACAATTGGGTACCAGGCGCGTACATAAATAATAAAATATTATTAACTGATTCTAACGGATTATCCGTAGAAAACATTATAACAAATAATACAAAAACAGTTTTAAGTTTTGGCAGGAATGTTATTGTAGGATCTGGTACAAACGCAATTGCTTATAATGATTTTAATGGAGTAGGTACATATATAGGACTTGGAACTAGCATATTTTCTACTCAAGGCAATGGTATAGTTTGGACTGGAACTAGATTTGTTGCGGTAGGTGCAGGAACAAATACAATAGCTTGGTCAAATGATGGTATTAACTGGAATGCTTTAGGCGCTACTATACATTCAACATCTGGCTTAGGTTTAGCTTTTAATGGAGTTAGATTTGTAACAGTAGGATCTGGGACAAATACTATTGCTTGGGGATATGATAATACAGCTGTTGCTGCTATTACAGGACTTGGAGCTACAGTATTTACAACACAAGGTAACGCCATAGCATGGAACGGATCTATATGGGTAGCAGTAGGACAAGGTACTAATAGTATTGCTTGGGCTAATGATACTGGGACATTTGCGTTTACTGGTTTGGGTACAGCAACATTTTCTACAGCAGGTAGAGGGATTTGTTGGGCAGGGACTCAATGGATAGCAGTAGGTAATGGTACAAATTCAATAGCTACTTCTACAAATGGCACTACTTGGACAGGTCTTGGATCTACAATATTTACGACACAAGGTAATGCAGTAGCATGGAATGGAACTAGAGCAGTTGCCGTAGGTTCCGGAACTAATACTATTGCATATTCTAATGATAATGGCGCAACTTGGACAGGTCTCGGTACCACTATATTTTCAACTTCAGGTAATACAATTAGTTGGAATGGAACATATTGGGTAGCTGGTGGTCAAGGTACAAATACAACCGCTTATTCATCGGATGGTATTACTTGGACTGCAAATGGTTCTACAGGGTTAACTACAACAACAAATGGATCAACGAGCACTACTCCTTTGCAGTCTGTAGTTCCAAATATAGGTTTAACCCCAGATACTAATACTAGGTATAAAATATTTGATTCTACGGGACATGTAATATCTGGATCTACTACTAGCTTAACAGATCCTACAAAAAAATGGAAAGTAAATCAATGGGCTGGAAAAAGAGTTTTAATAACATCTGGAGATGCTGCTGGATATGAGCATACTATAACAACAAATACTGCAACTCAATTAACATGGGCAACTAGTGTTTCTCCTACTTTGAACTCAACGTATACAATTATAGGGAGACCTGTTGTTGGAACTGGTATTGGCTTAGAATGGAATTTTAATGGGTCAGCAGATAAAGGTAAATACTTATATGCTACAAGAGGTAGCGGGTCTCATACATTAGATATTTATAATATAAATACTAATAAATGGGATTACGGTAAATTTATTTTAGGCCACGGTTCTTTATTAACAACAGGCACAATGTATGCCTATGATGAAGATAGAATCTATTTTTTAGCAAATAATACAAATCAAGTTTACTATTATAATATAGTAAAAAATGAAATAGTACCTTTTGCGACCATACCGTATGGTATGAGTACAACTATCCTAAGCAATAGGATGGAAATTATAAAAACAAGTGATGGTTTAAAATACTTATATATAATGAGGCACTCTGGGGCGGAAATGTGGAGAACATTAATATACTATTAAAATTATATATAATATGAACGTAGATCAAATAAAACAAATACTTCAAAATAAATTGCAAACATTACATAACATGAAAATGGATGCAATAAATACTGGAGATTTAGAATTAGTTGTAAAAATAGATACTGAATTACTAGAAACAGAATCTACATTAAATAAATTATAACAAACTAAATGACTGTAGGTAGTTTTATAGCTAACGGTGGTAGTGGGGGAAGCGGAGGAAGCGGAGCCCAAGGTATCCAGGGTATTCAAGGAATCCAGGGGACACAAGGAGCTATTGGAACACAAGGTCTAAGGGGTATACAAGGTATACAAGGATCCCAAGGAAATATTGGAATACAGGGTTTGCAAGGTGTTCAAGGGGCACAAGGTTTAAGAGGTTCCCAAGGAATTCAAGGAAACCAAGGTGTGCAAGGAACACAAGGGGCTTCTGGAAATAGTGGGTTACAAGGATCCCAAGGCGCAAACGGAAGCCAAGGATTACAGGGTTCTAATGGATTACAAGGAGTACAAGGTTTACAAGGCAACCAAGGTTCAGTAGGATTACAAGGGTCTATAGGAACTCAAGGTTTCCAAGGGACTCAAGGAATCCAAGGAAATGAAGGTACTCAAGGTGTGCAGGGAATTCAGGGCTCTCAAGGTTCAATAGGAATTCAAGGCACTCAAGGTATTTTTGGAAATCAAGGTACTAATGGGTCTCAAGGGATTCAGGGAGTTCAAGGAGATAATGGTACTCAAGGCACTCAAGGCTTGCTTGGGTTTCAAGGTTTAGCTGGTTCCGCAAGTTCACAAGGCATCCAAGGGATACAAGGTGATTTAGGCATACAAGGGATCCAAGGGTTACAGGGATTAATTGGACAGGGAATTCAAGGTTTTTTTGGTATTCAAGGTTTTACAGGAATTCAAGGAGTTCAAGGTTTACAAGGATTAACTGGATCTCAAGGCGCAACAGGATTACAAGGTTCTAATGGAACTCAAGGTAGCGCAGGATCTCAGGGCTCTACTGGATTACAAGGTTCTAATGGAACTCAAGGTATTCAAGGTATTCAAGGTATTCAAGGTTTACAAGGAAATATAGGATTACAAGGGATTACTGGAAGCCAAGGAGCAACAGGTACTCAAGGTTTACAAGGTTTACAAGGGTTACAAGGTAGACAGGGTACAACTGGTTTGCAAGGAGCAACAGGTACTCAAGGTTTACAAGGGTTACAAGGTAGACAGGGTACAACTGGTTTGCAGGGTTCTAATGGAACTCAAGGAATACAGGGTATTCAAGGTATTCAAGGAAACACAGGATTGCAGGGTTCTAATGGAACTCAAGGCTTTACTGGAACTCAAGGTATTCAAGGAAGTACCGGATTACAAGGTTCTAATGGAACTCAGGGTTTACAAGGATTTATAGGTAATCAAGGTACTCAGGGATTTCAAGGAACTATCGGTACTACTGGATTAACTGGTTTACAAGGGTCTCAAGGTTCACAAGGTACTCAAGGTTCACAAGGTACTCAAGGTTTACAAGGTAGTGTAGGATTACAAGGATTACAAGGATTTATAGGTAATCAAGGTACCCAGGGATTACAAGGTTTAAATGGTTTTCAAGGAGTCCAAGGTCTACAAGGATTTAATGGAGCTCAAGGCATTCAAGGAACTCAAGGCTTGCTTGGGTTTCAAGGTTTAGCTGGTTCCGCAAGTTCACAAGGCATCCAAGGGATACAAGGTGATTTAGGCATACAGGGTATACAGGGTATTCAAGGAGCTTTTGGAGTAATAGGTAATGAAGGTCCGCAGGGTATACAGGGTATACAAGGAAGGCAGGGAATACAAGGGATTCAAGGAAGTAATGGTATTCAAGGTCTGCAAGGATTACAAGGATTACAAGGAGTACAAGGAGTACAAGGAAATAATGGTTTACAGGGAATTCAAGGAATTCAGGGGTCAATAGGGGCTCAAGGGTTGCAAGGAATACAGGGTCTAAACGGATTGCAAGGTCTTCAAGGCTTTACAGGTCTCCAAGGATTGCAAGGGTTACAGGGATCAATAGGAGTTCAAGGGTTGCAAGGAATTCAAGGCAACCAAGGAACAACTGGTAATACTGGACCTACTGGCTCACAAGGTACTCAAGGTGCTCAAGGTTTTACTGGGGCCCAAGGTTTACAAGGTAGTACTGGATCTCAAGGTACGCAGGGTTTACAAGGTGGAGTTGGTCAAAGAGGTTTACAAGGTACAGATGGAGCTCAAGGAACAACTGGATTACAGGGGCCACAAGGAACTCAAGGTATTTTTGGATTAACAGGATTACAAGGCCCTCAAGGCACTCAAGGATCAAATGGATCACAAGGATTACAGGGATCAAATGGCTCTCAGGGTATTCAAGGAATACAGGGACCAATTGGTCCGCAAGGTATACAAGGGCTTCAAGGAGGCAACGGTACGCAAGGAATACAGGGCCCATGTTGTCAAGGAACAATAAAAGACCTTTCATTAGTTTCTTCTTCACATAATACATCTCAAGCTTTAGGCGGAGATTACACAGATATAGCTTTTAATACAGATTCTATTGTATCTGGAGGGAGAGTCTCACATGATCCAACAGGATTTATAACAAATAATGCCAGATTCACAGCTAATATAACTGGTAACTTTTTAGTTCAGTATACTTTAAGATGGAGTAAGGCTACAGATAATGTTTATTTATATGCTAGGCTAGCAAAAAATGGCACGGCTGTAACTGATTCTATAAGATACTCACATACTTCCACTACTGCTCTGAATGAAGTTTCAGGTCAATATATAATTAGTTTAGCTGCTAATGATTATATAACCCTACAAGGCAGATCGAGTACAGGAGCAGACGGTAGCTGGGATAATGCTTATATAGAAGTTGTACATTTAGCCAATGAAGGTCCACAAGGTACAACAGGAATACAAGGTATTCAAGGTATACAAAGTTTACAAGGAATTCAAGGCATTCAAGGTTCTTCTGGGGGAGGTGGCGGTGAATATACCGCATCTTTAGTAGATGCCCCAACAAATGGAACCACCTTAACATTAGCTAGATCTAATGAGACATACATGAGAACCCAGTTAACAAATGCTAACTCGTTTACAATAGGATTAGCAACTCAGTCAACTGGATATGTAAATGAATATATTTTTATATTTAAGACAGGTGCAAGTGTTCCCACATTAACCCAACCAGGAGGAATTGTTTGGAGGGGGCAAACTCCTTCAATAAGTACAAATGAGACTTGGACTATAGTTTATGAATATGTCCAAGTAAGCGGAACTCCTACTTGGGAAATATATGGCACTGCGGTTAAAAATGTATAATTATGCCTTATTTTTCTGAAAAATTATTTTTTCCAATAAATAAAAGTGTAAGAGTAGTTGCAATATCTACAACTACTTTTATACCTAGAATTAATATAAATTTATCAGGCAGCTTAGATAGTAATGGGACTGCATTACCTCTTGCGTCAGGTACCCCTTTAACTTCTGTAATAGCTAGAAATAACCCTAATGTAGTAGCAGTTACTATGAACTCTGCGTCTAGTGTAAGACTTGGTTATTATTCAACAAATGGGGGTTCTACATTTACATCTCACCCAACATCTGTCGGATTTTGTGTGGGTTCCGCAATATCAGATGACGGTCAGTTTATTATATTTGCTAATTCATCCGCCCCGGCTACTATGTATTATACATATAATCAAGGGGGTACTTGGAGCACAAAATCTGCTAATAATGTATGTGGTAGTGTTTGCTGTTCTTCAGATGGGTCAAAAGTATTTATGTCTCCTACAAGTACGGCATACGCTCAAGGAAGTATATCTACGAATAGTATGAGTACTTTATCTACTGTAACTATGCCAGCAACTGGATGGTATGGATGTTGTATGACTGGAGATGGTAGTAGAATTTGGGCGGCCCGGTACGCAAACGTAGCAAATAAATTAGTTTATTATTCTGATAATAATGGTTCAAGTTGGACTTCAGTTGTTGTTGATTCTGCAATAACTAGTAATCATGCTCAATTTATTAAATGCTCTAAAGATGGAAAACATTTAATTGTTGGGGGTCTAAATGCTGATGTTTATGTTAGTAATAACTCAGGAGCTAATTGGACTAAAAGAACAATGTCAGAAAACGTGTATGGGTTATCAGTAAACGTATCGTCTTCTGGGAGATATATGGTAGTTGTATCTACTGTTACAAATGGAAGATTTTTTTATTCTAAAGATTTTGGAGCAACATGGGCATCCAAAACAATAAGCTCTTCAACTACTCAATTTAGATGTATAGCAATTGAAGAACAAACAAGTTAAATATGAATTACGCTAAGATAGTAAATAATAATTTAGAATATTTTGTTCAGCCAAATTGGATATTAGGAGATGCGTCTCAATACGCAATTGAAGGCGGGTATAAAGAAGTCGTACAAAATACAAATATTCCAGAAATTCCAACTAATGAAAAGTTAGTTATTACTTGGGAGGAATTTAGCACTTATATAACACAATCTTATCAAACAATAGTAAAAACTCCAGAGGAGTTAGAAGAAGAGAGAATAGCGGCAATACCGTTAGAAATTTCAAAAAGACAACTTAATCTTGCTTTATTTGCCCAACTTAATATAGAAAGTACGCAAATAGAAAATATGATTCAGCAAATAACTGATGAATATCAAAGAAAGATAACTGAAATAGAGTGGAGAGATGGCGCTTTTGTAGCAAGAACACACCCAGTAGTTAATTCATTTGCGGAACAACTTGGGCTAACACAAAGACAACTAGACGATTTGTTTACATACGCAAAAACATTATAATAATAACAAAAAATTATGATGTTTTTTTGAACCTTTTTCTTTTAAATTTGTTTATAAATTGTATTTCATATTTATAAATAAATGATAAACAATTTAACAAAAATAGCTTTAGAAAAGGGCGGAGACATAACTCCTTTGCTAGTTAATTCTCAGTATAAAACAGGATTATTAAACCCGTCTATTTTCTTACATAAGGATAATTTTTACTTAAATATAAGGCATGTGCAGTATTCACTTTACCACAGTGAAAACAAGCAGAACTTTCAAAGTAGATGGGGTCCATTGTCTTATTTACACCCAGAAAACGATCAAACATTAACTACAGTAAATTACTTCGGGGAAATAAATAAAGAAGAAATATCTGTGTCTAAAGTAGACACATCTTTGTTAGATGTAAAACCTTTATGGGAATTTGTTGGATTAGAAGATGCTAGGGTTGTTGTTTGGAATGATGATATTTGGATGTGCGGAGTTAGGCGAGACACAACAACAAATGGGCAGGGAAGAATGGAAATGTCAAAAGTTATAAAAGACGTAGACCATTATAAAGAGGTTGAAAGATATAGGTTAGATACTCCAAATAGCGGAGATTCTTATTGTGAGAAAAATTGGGTGCCTTTAAATGATAAGCCGTTCCATTTTTTAAAATGGTCTAATCCAATAGAAATAGTTAAAGTAGATTTGTCTACTAAAATGGAAAACGGTTTTTTCAAATGCGACCAAGTATTTCTTTCTGATAAAAAATATAATTTTCAGAGAGATTTAAGAGGAGGGTCTAATATAGTAAAATGGGGTCAAGGGTATTTAACAGTATCCCATGAAGTTTCGCTTTTTAAAAGTGAGTTAGGAAATAAAGACGCTTTTTACTATCATAGATTTCTATACTTAAATAAAGATTTTGAAGTTGAAAAATGTAGTGATTATTTCAACTTTATGACAGGACATATAGAATTTGCAACAGGGTTATCATTAATTGATAACGACAACGAAAAATTAGGGATAAAAAAAGGAGAAGTCTACATAACATTTGGTTTTCAGGATAATTCAGCATTTTTACTAAAAACTAATAATGATTTTGTAGATGGTTTATTAAATAATCTACAAGAATGGGGAATAGAAGAAACTACAAAATAATTGATTGTTTTCCTTACTTTGATGAAACTGGGAAAGAGTTATTAGAGTTAAGGATAAATATGTTAAAAAACCACGTTGATTACTTTATAATCACTGAATCTAATAAGACTCAAAGTGGCTTACCTATAAAAAGAAAACTTAGAGACAGGATAAAAGAACTATACCTGCCGGATGAAAAAATTATTGTTATTGAATTAGATATACCCGATGATAAAGATTTAGATATACAAGATATTGATAGTCTTAATTCATACGAAGGGAACTATACTAACAATAAGTCAGTAATGGCTAGAACTAGGGAGAGGATGCAAAAAGATGCCATAGTTGGTATTTTAAAATCTTTTTCTTACGATGATGTTTTTATAGTTAGCGATTCCGATGAGATAATAAAACCAGATATAATTTCTTTTTACGCAGAAGAAGTAAAAAAGTATCCTGAATTTATTATAAAATTTCCGCTTGTTCATTTAGAAGGACGGGCTGATTTAAGAGTTGTAAGTAAAGAGACTAAAGAACCTAAATGGTGGGATAGTTTATTTATGTGTACAAGATCTCAATTAGAGGCGGCTACCCCAACTCAAATACGATCAAACATAAATCATCCATTTGTTTTAACTAATTATTACCATAACGGTAATATTTGTTTAGACTTAGGGTGGCATTTTTCATGGATGGGGGATTATAATAAAAGAAGAATAAAAGCTGCGTCATTCACACATTTTGATGACACTCTCTCTTTTTTAGAGAAGTCCAAATATTCAAATTCTTTTGATGTTCTTTTAAAGACCCCAGAGGAAGGAGAGATACCACCAAGTGGAGATAAAAATTTTATTTTAGAGAAATACGACATAAGTAATTTACCACATGAGTTATTTTCTTTAAGTAGTGTTGAGAATTACTTGCTACCAAAAAGTAAAGAGTTATTTTCAGAAGAGTACAAAAAACTTTGTGATACTAGTTCAGATATAAATGAGCATTTACCCACTCTTTACAATTTAGCAAAAGAGTGCGGGCATGTAACTGAGATGGGTGTTAGGGATGGTAAAAGCACAACTGCATTTCTTCATTCTGGCGTATCTTTAAGATCTTACGATCTATATATAGATAAGTCAGTATCACCTTTATTTGTAATAGCAAAGTCAAACGGAAAGGACGTGCAGTATATAAAGGGGGACTCTACAGAGGTAGATATAGAGGAGACAGATATGCTTTTTATAGATACTTGGCACTGTTATCCACAAATTAAAAAAGAATTAGAAAGACATCATAATAAAGTTAGTAAGTATTTAGTATTCCACGATACACATACTTATGGAGTTATTGGGGAAAGATATAGCGGAAGTAAAGAAGATATACTTACAGATGTTATAGATAACCCTTTGGGTATATTGCCTGGGATAATAGAATTTACTATAGAGAATAAAGAATGGTCATTCTATAAACACTATACAAATAACAATGGCCTAACAGTATTAAAAAGAAATAGCATATGATTCCTATAATAGGAACTGCTGTTGTAAACACTCCTTATTGGGTGTATAGGTTAATAAAATCAATTGACTACCCGGTAGATAAGTTTATTATAATAAATAATAATGGGAGGGGTCAAATAGATGAAGAGTTAAATAATATAACATTAATTAAAAACGACTTTATCAACGAAATAAAAGTTTGCCATATGCCAGGTAATATAGGTTGCTCAGGCGCATGGAACTTAATAATAAAGTCTACTATGATGTCAGGATCCTGGTTAATAGTAAACCACGATGTAGAATTTTCCAAAGGGTTATTAGAGAATATGTATGAAAAATCAAAAGAAAATTTTGGTGTGATTCATGCAGAATCTAATGAGGATGGGTTTGGAAAATGGGATTTATTTTTGATAAAAGATTGGGTAGTGGAAATGTGTGGGTTATTTGATGAAAATTTATATCCCGCATACACTGAAGATTTTGACTACATAATGAGATTGATAAATCTAAATATTCCATGCGCAACTTTAGGGATTAACTACAAGCATGGATTTTCATCTTACGAGCAATCTGGGTCTCAAACATGGAGATCTTGAATATATGGACAAAAAATGGGGGGAATTATGGAGGGGATATTTACCTACAAAAACTCCTTTTCAAAATGAAAGTTTATATCAATCATATACAACTTATGATTTAAGTTTTGTAAGAAAAAAGAATTTGGGGTTTTAAAAAAAGTTTAAATGAATAAGTCATTAAAAGATAGGTTAGTAGAATTTGTACAAAATCCTTATGACCTAATGGCCAATTTTAATTTAGGTTTGGAGTACGAAAAAGAAAATCAACTTGCCTCCGGACTATCGCATTATTTAAGAGCGGCAGAATTTGGAGTTGATCAAGATATATATAATAAAAAGAATCTAATATCAGAGTCATTACTAAGGGCGGCAGAGTGTCTTAATAAACTTGGCGGAAGGCATTTTTCAACGAAATCTTGTATAATGCATGCAATTTCAAACCAGCCAAATATAGCACAGTCTTATTTATTACTCAGCAAAGTATATGAGCAAACAAGAGAGTGGAACGAGTGTAATTATGTTTGCAACATAGGTCTGGCAATGATGCATAATTTTTCACCTCTTATGTATGACAATAAAACTGAGGATGATATATCAAATGAATTTCTATTCCAAAAAGCAGTCTCTAACTATCACATAGGAAGAACGCAACTAGCCAAAAAAGAATTTCTTGAGTTAACTGAAAAGAAGGGTGTTCAATCTTGGATTAAAGATGCTTCCATAAGAAGTTTGAAAGCTATAAGACCAAAATAAAAAATGAAAACATTACTACTATTATTTTTCTCTTTAAATTTATATTCGCAAATACCGCAAATACCCCAAGACAAACTTCTGCATTTTAGTGCAGGATATATTGTGTCTACAGGAGTTACAGCCTTTGCCGATAAGAAAGGGTATAAAAATCCTGAACTATACGGATTGTTTGCAGGATTTGCTGCTGGTATAATAAAAGAATTGATAGACACAAACCCAGATCCGATGGACGCTTATTTTACAATGTGGGGTTCGTCTGTTGGTTGCGCGATTATAACAATACCTATAAATAATAAAAAAATTAAATATTAAATTTATGTCAAAAATCAATGAGTTAAAGGTAGAAGCCGCAAATCTTTTTTATTTAAGAGAACAATTAAATGCTAACTTAGCAGATGTTAATGTAAAACTTCAAGGTATTACAAATCTTATAAGTAAAGAAGAAGAAAAAGAAATGGAAGCTAAAAAAGAAAATGAGCCAGTTAAAAAAGTAAGTAAAGAAAGTTCTGAAAAATCAATAGAACCAAATACTTAATAAAATACAAGTATGTTAACTACTTCTGAAAAACAAGAATTACAAAAAAAATTCAGCTACATAAATTCAAAACTGTGTAATATAAGCACTGAGTTGGATTCTAAAGCTGATTTAGTAAATGGTGTTGTACCTGAAGAACAACTTCCATTTACTGCCGGTACTTCTATTGAAGTAGTTAGTACGTATTCAAATTTACCCGCAGCAAATACTGCAAATGGGGAATTCTATTGGGTAGAGAATTCACAAGGAACTGCTTGGTTACCAGGGTCTGTAGGAGGAACATATTACTCAAATGGATTATATTACTCAAATGGGGTAAACTGGATTTATACAGATATACCTTACAACGCTAGTCAAGCTGAAGTAGATGCCGGATTAAATAATAATAGGTTTATAACACCTATGACGTTTAATAACGCATCTAAGTGGGCAACAAAACAAGATACAGTATCCCTCACCACCACAGGAACTAGCGGAGCGGCTACGTTAGTAGGTAGCACGTTGAACATCCCGCAGTATCAGAGTGTGTTAACCAACCCGGTAACGGGGACGGGGACGGCGGGGCAGGTGGCGTATTGGAGCGGAACGGGAACACAGACGGGGAGTGCTAATTTGTTTTGGGATGCGGCGAATAGTAGGCTGGGGGTGGGGACGAGTACGCCTCTAAACACGTATACACAATCACAGTTGCAAGGTGTTTTTGCGCGTTATGAAATAAGAAATTCAAACGCAAATCAAAATATAGCATCTTGGGATGTTTATTCTAACACGCTTGTTAGTCCTGATTTTTTTGGTAGAACTGCGTTTAAATTTGAAGGCGGCATAAATAATGCATCACGACAATATCAGATTTATGTATCCGATACATCAACGCCAAAAATTGTAATCAATGGTTCTGGAAATGTAATGATTAACTCAATTGTAGATGCTGGCCAACGTCTACAAGTATACGGCCCAACACTTCTTCGCGGCTCCGGCACGACATCCTCAACTACTGCGCTGTTGGTGCAGAATAGTACGGCGACGGAGTTGTTTAAGGTGGCGGATAATGGTAATGCTAACTTTG